GGGAACATCATACCATTCATCCATATTTATTTCGCCAGACAAGCTGAATATGAATTCGTATTGTTTTTGACCTTTATAGTCTGTTCCTATTTCGTTAACATAAATAAGACGCATTTTATTTGAAATATTTACCTAAAGTTTCAGCAATACTTTTATTTATCTCACTTTTAATTTCATCTAAATCAATCTCTTTTAAATCTTCCTCGTTTGTCCCTTTTCCTAAATCGGCATATTTTGACAAATCTATCTCACCAGTTTCAATTGGTTGATTAATAAAAGACTCAAGTTTATCCATACCCATCATTTCACCTAATTCCTCATCACCTGCAGGTTCTTCAGGAACGGTTTCATCGTCTGCTGGTAAGGTTTCGTCATCCATATTATCTCCCATTGTTGCGTCATCCTCAATTTCTCTATCAAATTTACCACCGATTTCTTCAATATCTTCATCATCGAGTTTGTCTAAATCAACTGCGGATATTATCATGTTTAAAACATATTTAATATCGTCACTTTCCATTTTTTCTTTTTGGTCTCTTAATTCTTGTCCCAACTTACCAGCAAATTTCTGCACTTCCGTCATATAATCCGACGGTTTAGGTGAACCCTCATTTCCCATTGCCGTATCACCTTCAGGTGCCGGTGGTAAATCCGTACCCATATCACCTTCAGGTGCTGGTGGTAATGCTCCCATATCACCTTCAGGTGCCGGTGGTAAATCCGTACCCATATCACCTTCAGGTGCTGGTGGTAATGCTCCCATATCACCTTCAGGTGTTGAAGGTTTTTGTTTTAAAACATATTTTGTTGCTTCATTTAATTCACCGCCACTTAATAGTTGTAATCTTTTAAGTGCCTCAGCATATGAATTAAATCTATTTTTATTTTTCATAAAAAGTCCACCAATGTAATCTAATGAACTTTCATTTAAACCTTTTTTTACATAGAAACCATCTTTTTCTTTAACAATACCATATCTAAACCCATTAACGGATTCAGATATATATTCTGTCTTCATTGTTGAAGATTTAGATTCGGTGATGGTTTTATTTTTGTTTTCACCGTAGTATGTTAACTCAAGGATTCTTTTTAATTTTTCATCCGCTTTGAGTTTTTCACTACCCAATGGTTTTAAATCTGCCATTTTTTTATAAATTAATAAATATTATTATTTGTTTATTAATAAATACACACATATAGTAAAAAAATTGTTTTATTTACTGTGGTAAAGACAATTTTTTACTTCTAACGTATGTTTTTATTTTAAAAAGTTTGTCAATAAATCCGTTTCTTCTTAATAACTTAAATGTTAAATTTTCATAAGAATACTCTCCACCACTTTCTAAACCAGACTGTCTAAATCTTTTCAATTTGTTTTTTAACTCATCAACCTCTTTTACAACATTTTCACCATTTTTTGCACGATTGAATATATCATCAATTAATTTCCCATACTCTTCACCTTTTTGTAATATTTTTTTTTCATCTATATTTGTTTCATTTTTTTCTGGCTTTCTAATCCAATCATTATTTAAAATGGAATATATACCAGTCGAAACTCCTTTATCATCGATATCCTCGATATATAACTCAACTTCATGGCCCTTTATTTTAATATCATTTGTTGTCGACCATAATTTCTTTTTCAATTCAAAAAACTCTCTAACAATTTCATTATAAGTTGTTGTTTTTTCCTTCCCATTACTAAATTCATCTAAATCGACTATTATGTGTATATCTAAATCGGAATATGTTGACCAATTATAATTGGCCAAAGAACCTGTTAAATGAACATCATAAACAAAAAATTCTATACCTAAATATTCTAAAAATTCATTGGTTACTTCCAATAGTTTACTTCTTACTTCTTCTTTTAAAGACGGTTCACCCTCTAAATTAAAAATTTTATTACATAACGAACTCTTTGGCGTAAATGATTTTACGATTTTCTTATCGGATTTTTCAAAAAGTTCATCAATCAAACTCATGTTATTTTCTTGTATTTATATGTTTTTGATATACTTGAATTAAAATATTTACCTTGAGATTCTGCCATTCGTAATTTTACAAAAGTTTCCCATGGTACGTCCTCATATTCATAAATAGAGCCATTATTAAATTCAACCAAAAGATTTTTTTCCTCGGTATTATATTTGGCACTTTTAAGGTTTGAAGAAGAAATTTGAACTTCAATAATATTTCCTTCGATTTTTTCTGATGTAATTCCCATATTAATAATTTATTACTCTAACTTTTAGATTTTTTTTTCTTGATTCATTTATCATGTGTGACGTTCCTTTACTTTTTCCATCCCAAAATGCAATCAAAGTGTCACCGTAATTTGACATTTCCGTATTTCTAATCATTCCCGCTGATTTACCATATTTATCCCATTCCGCTTTAAAAATTTTTAATGAATAATTTTTTTCAATGGCATATTGTTCACCCAATTTATCTGCACCGTTAGCATTACCACTTACAATTTCTATGTCGGTTTGATTTTGTAAAAAATAATCACACCTTTCTTTTAAAAGTTCGTAATTGTTAAAATCACGACCACCAGCAATTATTACTTTCATTTTTTTTTGTTTAGTAATATACATAATAAATATCAAATAAAAAACCCCGAATCGATTCGGGGTTTGTTTTAATTTAAAGAGATAAATCGTTCCAATGATTTTTTCTTATTCTTCGGAAGAGTTATTTGTAAAATACCATTCTCAACCTTTCCCGAAATATCCTTTTCAGATACATCTTCTGGTATCAAATAAGTTTTTTTAAACGAATTGACAAACGAATAATTTTTGTCATCCGTTTCTTCCTTTTTATAAGAAATGGAAATCAAACCATCTTTTACCGAAATTGTCAAATCATTTTTTGTCAATCCCGGTACAGAGAGGTGGATTTGATATTCATCATCTCTTGTAACGATTTTACTCTGACCATCCCTAAATAGAGATGGTTTTTCAAAAAACGTATCTAATACGTCTTTGAATGGGTCTCTGTAAAGTGTTAACATATTATATTTTTTTATTTGAATATGTTTATACAAAAAAGATTCCAAATTACACAAACTGACATATTGTCATACTTTTTTTCTTTTTTAGGTTATTTTGTCATATATTTGTTTTTTATCATGAAATCCCTTATATTTGTATAAAAAACAAAATATGTCAGTAGATTTTTTCGAAGATGGGAACCCATCGAGTTCCAAAAAAACAAAAAAAAGTTCAACTACACCGGTTCTTGATAATTTTTCAAGGGACTTAAATAAATTAGCGGAAGAAGGTAAAATTGACCCCGTTGTTGGTAGAGAAAAAGAAGTCAAAAGAATTGCCCAAATTTTAGCCCGAAAGAAAAAAAATAATGCAATAATTGTTGGTGATGCTGGTGTTGGTAAATCGGCGTTGGTTGAAAAATTAGCATTACAAATAGTCAATGGAGATTGTCCAAGTAATCTATTGGATAAAAAATTATTATCGTTGGATTTAACGTCTTTGGTTGCAGGAACAAAGTACAGGGGTCAGTTTGAAGAAAGGATTAAAGCAATCTTAAATGAGTTACAAAATGAACCAAATGTAATATTGTTTATTGATGAAATGCATACGATGGTCGGTGCCGGTAACGCAAGTGGTTCAATGGATGTTGCCAATATATTAAAACCCGCATTGGCTAGAGGTGAGATTCAATGTATTGGTGCAACCACTTTTGATGAATACAAAAAAAACATTGAAAAAGACGGTGCACTTGTACGAAGATTTCAAAAAATAGTTTTAAAGGAACCATCGGCCGATGAAACAGTTCAAATATTAAAAAATCTTAGAAATTCATATCAAGATTTTCATAAAGTTCATTATAGTGATGATGTTTTATCTACAATCGTTACCTTGTCTTCAAAGTACATAACAGATAGACAATTTCCTGACAAAGCAATTGATGTTTTAGATGAACTTGGTTCCGATAAAAAAATAAACTCTAAAATACCTGAAGTAATTGAAAAACTTAAAAAAGAGTCCGATGATATAAAAATGAGGAAGATTCAGGTAGTAAAAAATCAACAATATGAACAAGCGGCTAAGTTAAGAGATGAAGAAAAAAAGGTTTTATCAAAACTACAAGAAGAAAAAGAAAAATGGTTGGAAACACAAAAAGATAGTAAAATACCAATTTCAATAGATGATGTATATGAAATGGTATCCCAAATTGTCGGTGTTCCTATATCTAAAGTTGATGTTGTTGAAACTGACAATCTTTTAAATTTAGAAGAAAAATTGAAATCTAAAGTTATTGGTCAAGATGAGGCAATCTCAATTATATCAAAATCAATACGAAGAAACAGAGTTGGAATTAAAGACACCAATAAACCAATTGGTTCCTTTATCTTTTTAGGGTCAACAGGTGTTGGTAAAACTTACTTAGCAAAATCAATTGCAGAGATATTGTTTAATGACCCAAATAAAGTTATTCGGGTTGATATGAGTGAATACATGGAAAAACACAATGTTGCAAAATTGATTGGTGCACCTCCTGGGTATGTTGGATATGATGAAGGTGGTCAGTTGACTGAAAAAATTAAACACAACCCCTTTTCTGTGGTTTTATTTGATGAGATAGAAAAGGCCCATAAAGACGTGTTCAATATACTATTACAAATTTTAGATGAAGGACACCTTACAGATTCTTTTGGAAGGAAAGTTAGTTTTTCAAATGCAATAATTATCATGACCTCTAACATTGGAGCAAAAAAAGTTTCTGATTTTGGTAAGGGTCTCGGATTTGAAACATCTTTTAGTAATACTCAAAATGAGGAAGTAAAAAAATTAATTGTTCAAAAATCTTTGAAGCAATACTTTAATCCTGAATTTTTAAATCGGGTGGATGATATCATTAGTTTTAATCCTCTCGTAAAAGAAAGTATCCACAAAATAATCGAACTTGAATTAGAGAAACTTAAAAAAAGACTCACACTAAAAAATTATAAAGTTTCATTTGATTCATCAATTGTTGATAGGATTTCTGAATTGAATACCCAAGAAGATTTCGGGGCTAGACCAGTAAAGAGAATCATACAAAACTTGTGTGAGGACTTTTTAAGTGAAAAAATACTAAGAGGTGAGGTGTCTGAAAATCAAAACATTTTACTGAAGTTTAAAGACGGTGAAATAAAAATAATTAAAAAAAGAAGCTAAATACCTTGACTTTTTGTAAAAGTATATATATTTATATATCAAATAGGAAATCTTTGCCGATTCCTCTCGTTTTAGTTAGTGGTGTTGAAACCACAAAATGACCATGACCCCCAACTCTCCGTTGGGGGTTTTTTATTGGTTTTTTTTTCGTATATTTGTAAAAACAAATAAAATGAAAGAACTGTTACTTTTAAGAGGATTACCTGGGTCAGGTAAATCAACGTTAGCGAAACTTTTAGATGGTGAACATATCGAAGCGGATATGTACTTTATGAAAGACGGTGAATATCACTTTGACGGGTCAAAATTAAAAATAGCACACGAATGGTGTAGGAATCAAGTTTCGGATTGGATGTTGTTGGAAAAACCACTTATCATTGTATCTAATACTTTCACTCAAAAATGGGAAATGGATTCTTACTATGAAATGGCTAATCAATTTGGTTACAGGGTACATTCCATTATTGTTGAAAATCGACATGGAGGTTTGAATTTACACGGAGTACCAGAAGATAGATTAGAAATAATGAAGAAACGTTTTGAATTTTCTATATGATAGAAACACTTAAAAAATACCACGAAGATGGTTTATTAATGAAACAAATCCATCCTACCAAAGATTTGTGCATTTGGAACTATACCCCCAAAGTACAGTATGAATCTCTTTGGGATGATATCACCATGCAGTGTCGTGGTCTCATTACTAATTCAAAAGGTGATATTGTTGCCAAACCGTTTGGTAAATTTTTTAATTACGAAGAGGTTATTCATAAAGATTTAATTCCTTGGAATAGTGAATATGCTTATGTTCAAGAAAAAATGGACGGGTCTCTTGGTATTTTATTTAATTATGATGATGAGTGGATAATGGCGACAAGAGGTTCGTTTACCTCAGAACAATCTATTCGTGGTTTTAATATTCTTAAATCAAAATATGATTTATCAAAATTTGTTAAGGGATTTACTTATTTATTAGAAATAATCTATTCGGAGAATAGAATTGTAGTCAGTTACGAACACGATAAGGTTACTTTTTTATCGGTAACGTCACCTGAAGGTGAACTGAATTGGTATACTGCCCGAGCAATTTTTAATTCATCAGAAATTAAAGAAGAAGATATTGTGGAAAGTACCATGATAACTTTTGGGAAAGAAACTTTTGATACATATAAAAAACTAAATACCCCAAATAGAGAGGGGTTTGTTATTCGATTTTATCCTTCAAATTTTAGAATGAAAATAAAGTTTGAAGAGTATGTTCGTTTACATAGAATTTTAACGAATGTTTCAAATATCGATATTTGGGAATCTTTAAGAGATAATATTTCTTTTGATGAAATTCTTGATAAAGTACCCGATGAATTTTATAATTGGGTTAGAGACACTAAAAACGAATTGTTAAATCAATACGAAAAAATAGAAAAAGAATACAAGTGTATTTTCAAAGTAATTAGTAGAAGTTCAAACGGTGAAAATAGAGCGGTATTTGCTGAATATACTAAAAAATATAAGTACCCATATTTATTATTTAGTATGTTAGATGGTAAAGACTACTCAAGCAAAATTTGGAAATTAATACGACCAACATATTCTAAACCATTTAAAAAAGATGAAAGTTAAAATTTATTTAGACGATATCCGTACACCAATTAATACAGATTGGATTGTTGTAAGAAATTACGATGATTTTGTAAAAACAGTAACAAAAATTGGATTAGAGAATATTGACATAATATCTCTTGACCATGATTTAGGTGATAGTGCGATGGAGGAATTCTATTCAAATGTTTACCCAAACGGACAATTAAATTATGAGAATATTAAAGAAAAAACAGGATATGATTGTGCTAAATGGTTAATAAATCACTACTACGATAATTTTTCTCAAAATAGAGAAAAGATGTCATCTATGGAGAAAAGGAATACCCCGATTAACTTTCCACAGGTTTATACACATTCAGCGAACCCAGTTGGGGCATCTAACATTATGGGGTATATCAATAATTTTTTAATGAGAGAAAGACAAGAACAATCTTGTGTTAGGGTTAAAATAGACCATACCCAATAATGTTAATAAAAAAATTTTGATATGAGTCTTATGATTCGTATATTTGATTAAAACAGATAGTGCAATGTATCAAGACAAACCAAAGGACACGATAATTAAGAAACTAAAAATCGACGAATCGTATGAAGACTTCCCTGAATTTTATTTAAAAAACAAAGAAGAAATATATAAAAATGTTGTATTATCTTTTAAAAGTATAAATAGAAAAGATAAAGAAAACGTCATATTATTATTATCCGCAAAAATTAACGGACTTCAATGGGAAACTGAATTAAAATTCAACAAAAAAGAGTGTTTTGTTTTAATTAGAGACATTTTACCCTTCTTTGAAGATAAAGAAGAATATGAATACTGTGAACAAATATTAACTTTATATAATAAACTTAATACAAATCATCAATAAGAGGATATTGACAAATCGCAGTCTCCCTTAACAATATATTTTAAATTTAAAATAATATTGGATGTCCCAAAATTAACAATAAATTGTCGGTAATTAGGTATTGAATTAAAATTACCAATACCTATTAAATTATAATCATTTTCGTAATACCATACCGTTTCGTTAAAATAAATCATTCCCGATATTCTTGATGCCAATAGATAGGCATCGACAATTGTTATTTTTCCATCATTATTAATATCACCCGAAATCATTTTTTTTCCATTATTTAAAACCAAACCAATGGGTAATTGATTTGGTGTATTTTCATTTTTAGATTCGTTAAATAATAAATTAAAATCGTTATTTGTTAATGAATCAAAAAACGTTGGAACTATTTTGTATGTTGAATTGTGTTTTGTTGGGTTCAAAGTATATGAACCATTTGAATTAACGTTTATGGTCTGTATTAATGTTTCTAAATTATTCTCAACAAGATAAAATTTTAATTGTGGTCTATTTGTTATATTATTAGGAATAGTTATTGTCCCACTTATTGTTTCTGAAATTGAAACTGTTGCCGTGACTTCTGTTCTTGTTGAACTAACACAACCCGTTGACGTATTTCTTGACTGAGCATAATATTTTGTTGTTTGAGAAATAACTGGTGTCGTAAAAGTGGTATTACCAACTAATATTGGGTTACCCCCTGTTAAATTATTATACCAATCAACAGTTTGACCGGGACCAACTGTTGCTGATATTGTCACAGTACCACTACCCGTTCTACTACCGTTTACTGCAATGGGTTTTGGTGGTTCTTGTGATGGTGTACAAGTAATTTGATGTGTAACAAATCCTGTAAAAAAATCTGTGAAATTTTGATTTGCGGGGTCTGACCACGTTCCAAATTCAACAACATAACCACTTATTGAACCAGGAAAAGATGATGCAGGTGGACCAAAATCGTTCCAACAATTACCACCACCCCATTTAGTAACTGCATAGTTTTCACCACTACCCCAATTGTTTGGTTCACCACCACACCAATTGTTATATCTACCCGCAACGTTTCCGCCCGAATTTGATGTTTTTATTATTGTACCATTTTCAGGTCCGGCATCTATTCTCCAAACACCTTCTTGACCAACGTCTGTTAATGAAAATAAAATATTATTACCCGGTACGTTTGACTGAACAAAATTTTGTTCATCTTGAGATGTAATCGTTAACAAATACCCGGTTTGTCCTTTAAATGTTTGTTGTGTTGATAATGTTTTTATATTTTCATATATCGAATTACTTGTTCCTGAATTACCCGCTGGCCAAGACATCGGTCTATAAAAGTGTCCGTTTGTTGGTAAATAATAATATCCCGTTGGATTTACGGTTGCGGTTACCGCGATGTAAACATTACCCGGTAAAGAACCTGTGTTTAATTTTAACGAACTTAAAGCGTTGTTAATATTTGATTGAATACCCGTAAAACTAATTCTTGTAAAATTTGACCAAGAAGAATAACCTGTACTTAAAGATAATCCTGTTGTTGTTATTAACGAAAGAGTAGTACCGGCCGGTGGATTTACTAAACCAATTGTAATAAGTAAAGTTGCGCTTGTGTTAAAATTTGATATTGAAAATCCACTCGCATTTTGATTAGATAAATTTTGAGAAAAATTGGTGGATGATGGTGCGCTTATGTTTTGAGAAAAAACAAATATTGGTAATAAAAATAATACATACAAGAACCCAAAGAATCTCATAAATTAACTTTACTACCAATTAGAAAAAAAGACAAAATAGGAAAATTCGGTTTAGTACTCATATTTGCCTTATAATTCAAGTTTATTTTAAATCTTTTTGATATTTGATAATCCATTCCCGTACCTATAAAACCACTCACGTACCTGTCTGTAATTGTTATTCTATCTTTTGTTGAATAAACTAACGGTGTTGACATTACATATATTTCAGGTGACATCATAAATCTTTTGTTAACCTGAAATGGTTTTGTGTAGAAAAAAGTTGCAGAAGGTGAGTAATAACCTGTTTTTTCTTTAGTGATTATTGAGGCGGCAGCACTCAAATTTAAACCGGTTACTCCGAATTTACCTGCATTTAAGATACCACTATACCCTAAAAATACCAGGTAATTACCATATGTATAAACACCTGTTAAATTTAGATTATGGACGAATTTTAACTTTTGACTTTTATCAAAATGTATTTTACTATATTTGGCGGAAATGGCGAATTGGTTTAAATTTAACCAAATCATACTTGTAACACCATAATTTGATAAACCAGTCATCGACGACCTACTGGTACTGATGTTTATTATCCCTGTGAACCTACCATCTAAATTTTGTGCCGATGTTAAATCTGAGGAAACTATAATTGGATTACTGTTTGAACCACCACTTCTTGACCCACCTCTTCTTCCTGAACCACCACCATCATTTGATGAATTATCACCTTTCTCGGTTCTACTATCTAAATTTATTGTGGTAGTTGCGGCAACTTCTTCACCATTTGATTCAGAATTGTTTGAATTGTTTACAGTCGGTTTAGTCGACGGATTTCTTCCTTGTGTTGAACCAGTTGTACCTCCATTCGCTCCACCATTGCCTGTAGTTCCATTTCCTTGACCGTTATTTGTTCCTCCAGATGACCCACCATTTGTTTGATTTGGTTGAGATTGTCCTCCTCCTTGATTTGAAGAGTTGTTTTCATTATTTCCCGTAGTATTATTGTTTCCATTTCTTTGAGTATTATTGTTTTCTTCAGAGTCCTCATTGTTATTTTCTGTTGACCCATTTGAAGATTGATTGGATGACATTATTGAACCGACTACCGATTGTACAACTCCTCCGATTATTTGACTGGTTATTTGATTTTGAGTTACTTGAGATTGTTGTTGTGAACACGGACTTATTTGTCTATATTCACCATAAACTTGATTTATCCAATTTGAAAATGTTCCATTTAACAAATCGTCACTATCAAAATAACCTATTTTATTTAAAAAAATTATTGTTGTTTTACCTCCTTGTAATGGTACACTAAAAATGTTAACTTCTTTTGTACAAGGGTCTATAAATGTATAAGTGGTTACTTGTGCATTTGATATTTTAGAAAATATTATAAGTAATATTATTAAAGATACTTTTATAATATTTTTTAATATCATCACTCATTTTCTTTAAAAGAAGATATTAGAATCTGTCTTTGTTAATTAGGGAAAACACCCTTTTTTATCATTCTCAATAGTATTCTACAACATGCAATGTCTAATGCTTTTTTAGTGCTTATACCAATAGTTGATTGGTTAAATTTAACATCACTTAAATTATCGTCGTTTATTAAACTTAATTCTCTTACCGTTTTAGCTTCACCCAAACCACTTGCAGCGATTATTTGGCCTGTTTCTGCATCGGTAAATCTAACCTGTAAACCTAATCTTGTAACCACAGTATTTTTTACGCCATCAGACAAGTTAACAGTCTCATCTTCACTTATTGAAAAATCATAAACTTCAATACTAACAAAATAGTGTGCTAAACGAATTTTACCCCTACCATCTAAAGTATCTGCACTTATTCCAGCTTGAGACGCTTGGAATTGTTTAACCATTCTGTTTTTTATTTCGGTTTTATCTTCGGTAAAAGTAAATCTATTTAGATTTTCCAAGTACTCCAATGTGATATTTGCAACACCCAAACCAACTTTTTTTTCTTTTAATTCTGGGTATTGTTCATAAACTTCATCATTTATACCTATTTTCAAAATTTGAATAGGAATTTGTGGTCCCTCATAATCCATTAATGAATCAATATTTACACTTGTTTCAAATGACGCTTTGTATTGCTCTGTTTGTGTTTTACCAATAACTTGTGCAGATGCAACATCAAACATTAATATCGTCATTATGATAACCCAAAATAGAAATACTAAAATTGGTAGTAAATATTTTTTCATTTTGATTATGTTATTCATTCTTCGTCTTTTATTTTACCACATTTTAAACACTCTAAATCACCGTCATTGTCTGAATCACCCCAAACGTGTTCACATTGTCTGTGTGTGAAATATTCATCAATGATACCGTCATTATCGAAATCTAAACCATCCATAATACCATCACCATCCTCATCGATTTCTACACCAACTTTTTGTTCATTATTTGATTTCGTTTCAGTACTTTCTAAATCAAGAATGGGTTTAGATGGTGTTGATGGTTTTGGTGAATCTGGTATATCCGATGTATTTGATAACGAAGTACCATCCTCTTCATCCATTTTTTGAACTAACATTTTATCCTTATCAGTATCACTGAACCAATAGTCAATGATTTTACCGTAGGAACCAATGAAAGCACCAAGAAGTAAAAGAAGAAGTTCTTTCCATTCTCCACTTATGGCACTTTGTTCAAATATGGCCAAAAATATTCCACCCATAATTAACATGAACCCACCAAGAACTATGGCGGTTATAAACCACCTTCTTTTCATCATTGAATTTAGAAGTTCTCTAAATCCAGTGTTTTGAGAATTATCATTTACCATGCTGGTGGGGTTTCTTTAAATTCATCACCTTCTTTTTTCTTCGGAGCAGGTGCGGGTTTATTGTTATTTTCTGGTTGCTTTTCAATAACTCTTTCTTTTATGATAGTTGTTCCACCACCCGAGTTATTTTGTTGTTGAGTGTTATTATTTTCTAAATTAAGATTAATAACTGGTGCGGGTGCAACCTGTTCTGTTTTAGTTTCTTCTTTATCGTCCCCTCCACCACCAAATAGAGTTGTGGATACCCACACACCACCACCTGTGACAATGGTTGCTAATGTACCTACGATGGTTTTTTTCAAACCACCCCAAGAGCCGTCGTTTTCTGTTTCTTCACTCATGATTTTATACTTTTATAAATTGTTTAGTTAATTGTTTATTATAATTATTCAGAATTAGAAAATAATTTCCATTAGAAGCGTATGTCATATCAATTTGTTTATATGCGACCGTTTCCATTGGATTTGTTATAACTTGTCCTACGTTTTGAATCAACTTACCTCTGATATCATAAATAGATGCGTCCATAAACATATTTTGATTTGGAAATTTAACTTCTAATTCAAACCAACCTGTTGTTGGGTTTGGTCTTATCGATGCTGTTATTTCTTCAACAACTTGATGGGTCTGTGGAATTGACCTATAACTTAAAACTGCGATTTGGTTTTGTAACTCAATATTTAAGTGGTCACCATTTTCGTCCGAGGCATCCATCAATTCTCTAATTTGAATATTTGTTACGATATCCTCACCACCAATTGGTGAAAATTTAAGTTTAAAAGGTGTCGATTGACCAATTAAACCGTCTCTTTGTTGATTATTCATTCCGCCAAACCTAACAGTACCTGATAGTTCATCGTGTGTCACATATTGTAACCATGGGCCACCATTAAAATTGGACACGATTTCTTCAAATTTAACTTTTGTTCTGTCATACTTCATTTCAAATTGTAGTCCATAGTTATTATCCCCATTTGTGTTTATGTTAAATGGAACATATAACGATGGATTACCAACAGAATATGTGTTTGGTATGTTAATATCTAATTTACCTTTATAAATTGCTCTGGCAACTAAATTACCATTACTATCCCACACTCTTGAAGAGAATGTTCTATCAACATCACCTTGTATAAAGTATTTAATATTCACAACCAAATTTTCGTTACCAACACTATCCGTGATAAAGTTTGTTGTGTTTAAAAAATTAGGCCAAATAGACCATTGGTTTTGACCTAAAACTAAGTTATCATAATCAGATGCTTTAAACACTCTAATCATGTTCGTAGTATCTATTTTTCTTAAACCACTAACATTTGCGTATATCAAATACGGGTCACCACCATCTAAATTACCATTTCCATTTAAATCAGCAATCAAATAAGATAAACCATTTTTCAAATAAAATCTTGAATACGTTTGATTAACGTCTGTTCTTGTAAATTCATCATATGTTTTTACGGCATCTGATATCGTTACCGCATAATCTCTGAAAGTTTCCATACTATCAGATGGGAATCTTAAAAGTAATTTATATCTAGTGTTTCTATCAACATTATTTAAACTATAGTTACCTGAAGTATCACATAAAGAAGAAGACACAAACTCACCAGTGTTTAATTTAGTACATATAACCATTGGTCTTCTACCATCTAATTTCATAGTCGGTGGAAGTTCAACATTACCACTTATAACCAAGTTACCACCCAAATCTAACTTCATACTCTTGTAAGTCAAATTCGCTACGTTATCACCAATACTTGTACCGTCTTTTTTAAACAATCTAACCCAGTTCACGTGTACACTATCTTCCACGAAATTGGATTGAACATTGTTAATTAAAAATTTATTGTGAATGATGTATATTGCTCCTGAAATTTGAGAACCACTTGATAATACTAAAAAGTTTCTAGCGACGGTCCAATTTGTGTCATTAACATACCCATATAAACCCGTTGCTGGACTATATGAACCATACTTAAAGTTATCATATTCGTTATATGATATTGCCGGTGTCATGGTATTAACACTATTATCCACAGTTGTTGAAACGTGTGTAAATAAATCCTTCTTAAATTGGAAATCGATTTGAAACGACCTTACATCTTTTGTTGGGTCGGGGATGTATTGAAATATTACATCTAACGTATCGTTTCTTCTTATTGTAGATAATTGTTGAAAATTACCTACGCTCTGTGAATAACCTACATAGGTTATCATCATTAACACAAATGTTAAAATTAGTTTTTTCATAGTAATAAATTATTTAATAGTGTTTGAGTTGTTTTTTTTATTGCTGAACTGGCAGATTGTTGATTAAATTTACCACCTTCATCAATAATGATTGTTGAAGTTGATATTTCTGTCGATTTCCCTTCCGAAAATTCTTGTTTTATTTTTTTATCTCCTTTGTATAGAATCCCTTTCATTCTAATTACCGTCGTTGTTTTATCTTGATGGAAAACACTAATACCGGAGTTAACCTTAATAATATCAAAAAATATTAGTTCAATTTTTATTTTATATTCTGACGTTGATTTGTCTCCAACCAAATAAAATTTATCCTGTTCGTTTATAATTTCTTCAGCAATATTTTTAACTCCAAATGCCAAATTTTTATTTTCAGTAAATGGACCTATTTTTATGTTGTTGATTACCGTATCAACAACAAGACTTTGGGCGTTAAGATTATTTAACCCCAATAAAAGAAAAAATAAAACGGTAAGTATATATGGTTTTTTCATTTTTATTCAGATACATTGTCTTCAAATTTCCTTTTATGTGAAAACTTATCCAAAGTATCGGCACCCATTCCTATCGCGGTTATAATCATTACTGCGTTTACCAAATCCTCAGATGGTTTAATATCACCATGAGAAAATGAATTAGCTAACATAGTACCACATAGAAAAGTTGAACCTAAAAATGCGATTACGGGTTTTATAGAAGTAGAACCTCTCTCGTCTTTAAATAAGTCTACAATCCAATTTTTGAAAGTCATAGTTATAATTTATGTTTGGTTTATTTATCATGTTTGGTTAACAATAAATATCCCGGCAATTTTATTTTTCATATATATTTAAAAAATTATATATGACATTTTTTTGTTTTTTAGTTTTTATTATGTATATTTGTCACCTAATGACTCTGTAGCTCAGTTGGTAGAGCAATACACTTTTAATGTATGGGTCGGCAGTTCGAACCTGCCCAGGGTCACATTAATTATGAAACAATGCTCCTGTCGTCTAACTGGTTAGGACATCCCCCTTTCACGGGGAAGCTTGTGGGTTCGAGTCCCATCGGGAGTACTAAAAATATTTTTAAAAAATGATACAAAAAATTTTAGACATCTATCCTGATGAGGATATTTTAATGGCCGACGGTTTCGACGATGCAATAATAGGTATCGAAACAAAAACAATGAGATTAATCTATTCTGTTAGTAAGTGTATTGATGTACTGACAAAACAAGGTATGAGTGAAATGGATGCCGTTGAATACTTTGAATTTAATGTTTCTGGTTCATATGTAGGAGAAAAAACACCGATATGGTGTGAAGACTATATTTAATATTTGAAATCATTAGTTTTTTGTGTATCTTTATATAAAAAAATGCCATCGTGTCGTAATTGGTAGCCGATACAGACTTAAACTCTGTTGGGAGTAATTCCCGTACCGGTTCGAGTCCGGTCGGTGGTACAAAGTTGGGCCCATAGTTAAAGGGATATAACCACAGATTTCTAATCTGTTATTCCTAGTTCGAGTCTAGGTGGGCCTACTATATTTATATTATAAGTTATGAAAAATTTTAAAACACTACACGGAATACCGATAGATAATATAATAGAATATATAAGAAATTTTTTATTAGAAAAACCTGACACCGAAATATTAATTGGGTCAGATTCTCAATCATTTGGTAATTTTAAAACGGTGTACGGTACTGTTATCGCTTTATACATGAAAGGTAAAGGTGCCCATATTTTGTGCACAAAAGAAACCACACCATTTGAAAAAGAGATGTCAGTTAGATTAATTAATGAAGTTTGGAAAGCCATAGAAGTTGCTGAGTTTTTAAGAAATAACGATTTACCTAAAGTAACGTGGATTGATATCGATTTAAACCCAGACCCAAAGTTTAGGTCAAACAAGGTATTAAGACAGGCTGTTGGTTTGGTTCAAGGTATGGGATATAAGGTTAGATACAAACACAATGGGGCTATGACTACCTACGGAGCCAATCATTTAGTGAGACTTTAAAAAAAAAAATAAAAAAAAATTTTAAAAATGCTTGACTTGTATTGATTTCTTTCGTATCTTTGTAAAAGATTTGATACTTATGGTTTAGACCATGATTTGAAAAATCAATCGTTCTTTGAAAATTTAAAAATAGGGCCGTCTATGGTCCTTAAATAAACCACGAAAGTGGTATAAAGTGACTCACTCGGTTAGATGAGTTGCGGCTTTCGAAAGAGAGCTCGAGTAGACAAACGAGATATCGTTTAACCTTGAGTAACGAGGGTGACACTGTAGTGAAAGTGGTAAAACGAATGGGGGATGCGGGTCCTTCATTTGAGGTGGGAACACCAATAAGAATAACTCGTAGGATTTATGTGAGAAACATAGTCATCCAACTATGTAATCGCGTGATTCAATATGATGGGAATCTTAAAACCGAAAGGTATGACTTTGTACAGGTGGTGCTGTTATTGTCCTTGATTTGAACCTACCAAGGTTCTTTTCTTGAAGGAGTCCAAAAATATGGAAATCGGGAGATTTCAGAGGGTAGTTTAGTATCGTGTTGTTCAAAAGATGACATGGCTGGTCGATGAGCCACTACCTTCATAATCCGCAAACCAAAAAACTTGTTATTTTGATTAACAAAATCTAATAAAAAGGAAAAGTGCTCATCAGTCGTCGGAAACAGGTGACTACTTAGTAATGAAACGTTCATTGCCGTAGAGGGTCCCAAGCCCGATACGATTTTTAAGAAAGTCCTCTAACCCCGCAAGGGTTAATTGGGAAGGCATTCTCGAGGAGTGATTAGTATTGAGAGAGTATCCGATGACTCAAGGATTGGTTAATCTAATTGGCCGTCACTGGTTGGTACAACTCAAAAGGTTGTGGATATAAAGGGAAACAATAATCCTTTTAAAGTCAACTAATAAAACATGTAATCTCAGTGTTTTTTTTTTCTTGATTTAAAATCAAGTGGTGGAGCAAAGAGTCGAAAGGCCCTCAACAATTAATTAAGGTTAGAAAATTCTAACCTTTTTTTTTGCTATTTTTTTTGAAATATTGAAAACTTTTCGTATATTTATCACAAATAACAATTTTTTGTTCTTTGAAATTTTGGGGATGAAAGGAATCGACACACGTGTAAATGTTAAATGGGCATGCGGTCAAACATCATCTATGACCATAATCAATGATGGTACAAATTAAGCGGCAACGTTTATAACAACATGGAAATTGCGGGTATCCTCGCTTCTTCCAAGGTAGCAGTAGCCTAGGCGAATCTATCAATGGGTCGGGAGACAAATAACCTAGAAACAGAAGTCTTTAAGGTGTGATACAACCTAAAGTGTCAAGGGTCTCGTTCAGAGTACTACCTGTAAATCCACGAAAGTGGTAAAAGTGAATTCGACACAGTTATTGGTAACAATGTCAAAATAGGAACCATTTATTTGTCAGTTGTGAACTAATTGAATAAGCATGTAGTCCATTTATGATTTCTCGGGGTGGACGGCGGTTCAATTCCGCCCATCTCCACTGGCTAACTTTTTGTACTTTCCGATAAGTACAAAGAAACCCACTCACAAGGTGGGTTTTTTTATTTTAAGTACACAATATCTCATAAACGAACAAAGGGGTCAAATTGACCCCTTTGCCGAGATATTGAACCCCTCCTTTCGTTTTATTAGTTTATTATCTCATGGTGACCAAACCATTTGACTCTAAACATAAATATTTCGTATTTTAATTTTAAGCAATAAATTTTGCTAAATATTTTAACATAAATAAATTCATTGCACCACCTAACATTCCTCCACCATCATCGGTAGATGGTTGTTGACCCCCACCAAAATCTTGTGGGGTTGAATTTTGGGCAATAAAATTACTTGTTGTAGGGTCTTCAGCTAATTTATTTAAGTTATTCTCATCTTTCATCCAATTATCAAGTGAAGCGATGTTAGGTATTCCAAATTTACCCAATAAATTGTTGGCAATTAAAAATTTAGAAAACGCCAATCTTCTATCTCTTCTTGCTAAAACATTTTGCCACCACCTTGATAATGCGTTTGATGGTAACATTCCATTTTTAGCAAAATACTTTGATAGTCTTTGTCCTTGAAAATATCCTTTAAGACCACCCGCAAATGATTTACCCGCAGATAACGATTTAACACCCGCCTCTAAACCTTTACCAACTTGACCGGTATATTTTACCGATATATTTTTTAATGTGTCTAAACCACCTTGTAAACCTCTTCCCCATCCTTTGTTTACATTTGATATTTTTGACACGGTTTGAGTTACTCTTGGGTCAGAAGCGTATTGTGCTAAATCTTTAAATTTATTGGCCAATTGCGGATTTTTAGCGAGGTATTCACCCAACTTAGGTCCACCTGTTGTTAATAATTTTGGTGCCCCTTTAAATGCGAATAAAATGGGTTTAACAAGTAAATCACCAACTGTGGGGATTAATGCAACCAACGTCAAAGCTGCTTTAAGACGTTCACCCCTCATAATATATCTTATTATTGAAATGATATCCGCAATTTCACCAATCACAGGTATGAATCCCGCGGCTAAAAGTACGTTTTCAGTATCTAATATTCCCTCATTTAAGTGAGAATCGTTTTTCTTACTTTTAGTTATTTCTAATATTTGTTTTTTCGTAAGTTCCATATCAATGTATAAATTCACAAAATCTTTTAGATATTTTTTCACCTAAGTCCGATTCTTTAATTATTTCACCAAACAAATTACCTGCGGTTGTTGATACAACATCTCTAATTGCAGTATTACCACCTTGTCCCAAATTTCTAATTGGATTTAAATCGTATGTATTGGAGTCTACACCCGTAGCACCGGCAGCAAGATATCTAACCACTTGTTCTAAAAGAGTATCAACTATCTCAGGAAAACCACTATTACATTCAGAGGGTCCTTTGAATATTTTTATAAGATTTAAAGGATTCATATCCGCAAGTGTTCTTGATAAAAACGTTGCGGCATTTGGACCAACACTAAAAACTTGGGTTAAAATAAACCTAATTGCATATTCTTTTCCTGAATTTACTGCCGCATCGGAAAGTGCTCCTTTCCAATCAATACTATTTAATTTATCTTTTATTCCTGTTGATTCAATTTCTTCCAAAGAATATCCTTCTTCCAATAATTTAGAACAAGTTAAAAAGTATTTTTCAACAAAATAATTGTCATCCCTAATGTCTTCTAATTCATTCAAAGACGTGGTTAACTTTTGTTGACGCTCCTCAACTAAACTCTTTTTTATTTTATTTCTAATATCCATAATACATTTTATTATCTAATACCTCTATCACCACCAGACATAGTTAAACCATATCTTCTTCTCATTTTTGCACTTCCACTAAAGAGAAAATTGTATTGTTGCAAACAGTCCTTAATTTGTTGAATTTCCGTACTGTTTGCGGTTTTTCTACCCGATTCTTGGTCTCTATCATCAATATTCTTGAATAAGGCCACACAAAAATCTTTATTTAATTGAGATGGTTGAGATGGTTGAGATGGTTGAGTTTTAGGTTGAATTTCAGGTTGTTGAATTTGACCCGATTTTATTGATGGCATTGGTTCAATATATTGTGATTCAGGTCGAGTAGCGCTGGTTTGACAGGATTGTTTTATTGAATCATAAACTTCCTTGGTAATAGTTTCTTCACCTCTTTTTGATTTTAATTCTTTTAACGTAATTGGACCAAAATTTCCCGTTTGATATTTTGGTGACATACCTAAACACACTTGAACTTCTTTAATTACTTGACTTCTACATCCAAAAGTGTAAGGAAAATCCGTACAATTTCTATATGTTGATTTAGTTCCTGGTGCGGGTGTTTCACCTGGTTCTGGTGTGGTTTTACTGTCCCAAGTTATTGACATACCAAGTACATCTTCTTCACTTAAATTTTTATTTTCTTCTTGTACCGCAACTTCTGTGCCTTTACAAGTATATGTCCCTCTTTTTGAATTATCTGCGGTGAACACTCTACCATTGGAATAAAATCTCAAACCACCTACACCATCATATGCGACGACTCCTGTTTGTTTTGTCACTATTGAAATTTCTCCTTTTGGACTCACTGCAATAACACCTTGTTTATTTGTTAGTAAACTTTTTGCACATGGTGGAAAATCTTGTGGTGGTACTTCTGGTAATTCGTCAGTTTTCCCCAATTCCGCAAAAAGGAACCATAGTGCCGCGATGGACCCACCAGCTAAAAGAGTATAACCTACCGCTTTTTTCCAATCCATACCTTTAACTTTATCTGATATTTGTTGACTTAATGTTTTTGGTTTATATTTGGCTTTTAATCCATCAACATATGCTTTATCTTTTAATCTATCTCGTATTCCTGGTTGATTTAATGCTGATTGTTTAGCTTGAGTCGCGGTTGATTGTATACCACTAGTTTGTTTTAAATACGCTTTCTCAACAATTTTAGTAATCGCACGTTCACTATATCCCGCTTGTTTTAAAGCAGCCTCAAATTGTGGTTGACCCGCTTTAATTTGTGTTTCATATTTTTTTAAAAATTGTTGATTTTTAGCAACATTTTCGGCAGCTAAATCAATTAATTTAGCGTTCCCTGTTTGAGACTTTAAAATGTTCAATTCCATTGCACCTTTTATACTGGAGGTTACCCTATTACCTTTTAATGCGGCCAATAATTCATCCGTGTTTCTAATACCTAATTTAGTTAGTTCAGCAGAAACTTTAGCATCACTTTTCATCATTTTTAATACAGATTCTAGTTCAGCTGCTGCTAGTTTTTCACTTCTAGCCGCGGTAACAAACGCACTCTCTTCGTTTAAGTCGACATTTGAATTTTTTTCAAGTATTAATCTATTTTCAATAGATTCGATAAGATTTAGATATTTTCTTATTGTTTTTGTGTCTTTATTTTCCATATTTTTTATTTTTATAAATCATCATAATTATATTCTGACGTTGTTTTATTATTTAATAAAGCGACATATTGTTCATCTTCAAATTTCGATTTATCATATTCGCCCTTTGTACCTAAAATGGTTATTGGTACAGCAACATTTGCAACATTTTGTACCGCTTGTCCGGCACCAAGTTTACCGGCTAATTTACCAGGTGCAGATAATATTTTACCTCCTATCCCCAATAATTGTATTGTTTTTTCACCAACAAATGTTGCAAATCGATTAAAACCACCCAAGGCGGTTGAGATAAATTTATATAACATTGGTGATTTAGTTTTAAAAGTATTTTGAGCTGACGTTAAAAATTCTTTTGCTTTTGTTAAATATCTTGAAAAATTTTTAAAAATATTTTGTAATTTAGGTGACGATTTAATCGCTTTTGATACCCCTCCTGCGGTTTTACCGAACCTTCCAATCATCGAGTTGACGAGTGTTTTTAAAGTTTTAGACGCTGCACCTGCAAAAATCAATCCCGTTATATCACAAGCAGTAAACAATAATCTCCACCCCCAATGTAAGTCGGGGTCCTCATAATTACCTGTGATAAATTCATATATATCCAAACCAACCGCTATCGCCCACGGAATCCAAGCAACTAATTTACCTACACCAGTTGCAACCAAAATCGCATCAAGTATTAATCCAATTGGGTTGTATAAAGCGGCACGTATTTTTCTCGCCACATACAATGCCCCCTTTTTTACAATATTTATTGCTTGATTCCAATCACCCTGAGACAAGGCACCTATGGTTTTTTTTGCCCCCTCGTAACTTGTTTTAAAAAAATCTGCGGTATTTTTTACCGCACCTGTAATTGTGTTTTTTCCAAAATTATAAAGACTACCAGCTACGGTTTGTTCATTTAAAATTTCTCTAAAAATTGATTTAAGATGAGATAAATTTTGAGTGGACTCTGTAATAACAAATTTATTTATATCACTCAGAACGTCTTCTCGTATCTCCTCAGACACATTTGTTGCGACCTCAAAAGAATGTTTTAAGAAAAATTTAAAATTTTCAAAATTTTCCCAAATATTACCTAATTTGGTTTTATTTTGAATATCGTATAGTTCATCTAAAAAAATCACATATTTTTCATCAGGTGACAACCAGTCACTGATTACAAAATCAAATTGAGCAGAATTTCCATTATATATATTGGAGATTCTGTTTCTTTCAGATTCTGATAGTAATAATTTTTTATTGTATAACATAGATGATTTACCTTAATAAATATCTTTAATATTATTAATATTCTATTTTAATGGGTTTGCTTTTCCTCTTTTTAATGTTGAACCAACAACATCCGACCATTTGGTAACACCGATTTGATTTGCTGGACCTCTAGTCACACCTGTTTCCCATTTACCAACTTCAGGATAACCTTGTTTACTACCAGAACTACTAGTTCCAGCGGATGGTTGGGCGGATGCGGTATCCTCTTCTTCACTTAAATCATCAATAACACTACCCGTTATTAATTTCATTTGTTTTTCTGTTACAATTATTTTCATTCGTCGTATATTGTTTTATCTTTTTGTGCGAACATTTTTATATATTGTCCGGCCTTTGCATTTGCTTCGTCTTCTATTTCTCCTCCTATGTCCGCTGGTTTAACTTTTAATCTACCATCCTCATATTGTTTATGGTGAACCATTTCATGTGCGATACTTCTCATTACATCAACCAATGCTCTATTTTTTGAATTGACCCTAATGGTTTTTGTATCGGAAGAATAATTGTAGTTTGCGGTGGTCTTTAAATCACCCCTACCATTTTGCAAAATTATTTTCGGACAATTTTTTAATCCGAGTTCATCATTAACAAACTTTACAAATGATGTTATTTTTTCTTGTTTATTTTTTTCTAAAAAACTCATTAACAATAAATACTTCTTTGTATCTAATTATTATATTTCAATATACTTAATAGTATGTTAGATTGGTATGTAATAGAGATTTTTTTCCCAAAATCATTTGAATTGTTTTCAAAAACGATGTTTCCAAATGTTGGCGTACCAAGCATATCCGTGCTCCAATACTATGATATTAAAAAACTTTATAGATTCTTTGATAAAAATGGTGTTTATTTAACTGTTGAAATGTTAACAAAACACCATTGGGTGTACAATATATCAACAAATGATAATCGTGTAATGTTTCCCTGTCAAGAACCCAAACATAACAGAGAATTAACAGAAGTTGATGGATTTTTTGAATGTTTTAGAACGATGGAAATCAAACTTCGTTTGAGTTAGATATTTTTCGTGAAAAAAAAATATAGGATAACCAAAAACAACCTGAAATAAAATAGAAAATTATATCTGCTGCCCAATATGAACCAGTTATTTCCATCAATAATTTGAATAGGGCATCGTACCCAAATGGTAAGAAAAACATAGCTAACATTAGAGAAGTATCTCGATATAAAATTGTTTTCGATTCTTTTACTTTCGTCTTCATTATCACTTTCAGATTCCATTATTTTTATTTAATAAGTTTATGGTATTAAAACACCACCTCTACTGTTTTCCAATTGAATTAAATATTCCTCTGCTATTTTAAAATTATCAAAAGATGTTAGATATGTTTTGTTATTCTGTCTTAATAAATAACATCTATATTCTTCATTTAAATAAGTATTTGTTGAATTCATAAAACTACCACCCCTACGTTCTATTTGACCTATTACATCACCAATAAATTCAAATTCTTTTACAATCATCAATTAATTTCTTTTTAGTTTAAATATCTATTTTTTTTTGTAATTCAATATCATTTTTAACCATTCTTTTTACAAGATTTTCAAAGTTAATTTTTGGTTCCCACCCCAATTTTTCTTTTGCTTTACTGTAGTCACCTTTTAAAACATCAACCTCCGCGGGTCTCATGTACCTATTATCAATTCCAACATATTTTGACCAATTATTAATACCAATTTCTTGAAATGCACAATCTAAAAAATCTTCTATTGTTTTAACTATTCCAGTGGCAATAACAAAGTCATCGGGTGATTCTTGTTGTAACATTAACCACATAGCCTCAACGTAATCAGGTGCGTATCCCCAATCTCTAGCCGCTTTTAAATTGCCTAAATATATTTTATCAATAATACCTAAATGTATTTTTGCTACTCCGTCAGATATTTTTCTTGTTACAAATTCATAACCTCTTCTTTCTGATTCATGATTGAATAAAATCCCACTAACAGCAAACATATCGTGACTTTCTCTGTAATTTTTGGTTAACCAATGCCCATATAATTTAGAAACACCATAGGGTGAACGAGGATAAAATTGTGTTTTTTCATTTGCAGGATTTTCAACCATCTTACCAAACATTTCAGAGGAAGACGCTTGATAAAATTTTATATTCTTATTATTAGATTCTCTGATAGTTTCTAACATTCTTAAAACCCCTAAACCTGTAACGTTAGATGTTAATTCTGGTGTATTCCAACTATCACCAACAAATGACTGTGATGCTAAATTATAAACCTCGTCAGGTTCACATTCTTTTACTACTCTAAATAAAGAATTTTGGTCAGTCAAATCCGCATTATACATTTTAACTTTACCGATTAAATGTTTTGCATTTGTTAAAGTTTCATTTGTTTTATTTTTTATGACACCAAAAACCTCATAGTCTTTTTTTAATAAAAAATCAGCTAAATGTGAACCATCCATACCATTCAACCCTGTTATTAATGCTTTTTTTTTCATATTTTTTAGTTTTCTCTTCTTTCATTTGGTTGATAGTGTTTAATTCTATCATGCCAAATTGGTGATGCCAATAACACCGCCGGTTTTAGTTTATTTTCTTTTGTCAATTGATACATATACGACATCCAAGTTTGTTCAAATGGGTGAGCCCAAGTTGTTTCAATAAACATTTTATAATTACCTTCTTTACTTACAATCATCGGCCAGTTTGCATAATAAATTTCACCATCAATGTAAGATAACCCATCCATACTTCTAATATTTTTGAAATTAGTTAGGGGTACATTTGGGTCTAAACCTGTTACAGGTAGTTTATCGTAATGTGGCCAATCTCTTGTTCTAATATTTTGTGGGACATTGTACCAAGAACATTGTTTATCGTTATCAAAATAAACTTCAGTAAACGATAATTTAAGAAAATCAAATTTTTCTTTTAACATTATTCTGTGCACTAAATTGTAGAGATTTGGTATGTATTTTCTAAATCCATTTCTACAAAATTGTCCTTCTAATTCGGGTGGATTAACTGTCATATCATCTTCAAAGAAAAACATGAAGTCAGCATCTGAATTATGAAAATGTTCTGCAGCTGATTGTCTACCACCACATATACCCGTATTACCCTCTAAACTAATGTATTCAAAATTATACTCTTCGGCAATTTTTCTATTTTCACTTCTAACCTCTTCAGTTGTTGAATTATCTAATAAAACTAAATGAGGTTTAGTTAACCACTCTGATGTCTTTTTCATCGACTCTATGGTATGCAATACTTGTTCAGGAAAATTAAAAGTTAAAATGTATAAATTTGTTTTAACTTTCTCAACGTCTCTATCTGTATATTTAATAAAATTTTTAGAAATCGATGGTAGTTTTGTTTCGATAATTTTAATATTATTATCTATTATCGCTTGTGTAAATTTCACAATCAATCCATTACCGTCTAATTCAAATCTTTTGTAAATGTGGGGTTCTAAATAGGACATTAAAGTAAATATACTTTCTTCCGTACCCATATATCCCGTATTTAGTGTGTTCGTTAATAATGAGTAGTATGTTGCATTCGCTTCGTTTATTTGTTGTTTATGTCCACCAAATAAGCCACCTCTACATACATATTCGACTTTGGTTCCCGCGATTTTATTCATTTCACTAAACGTAAATCCATGAATTTCAGTATTAGCCTCATACGGATAACTTAAGAATAAAAATGGGTTACCGATTTCTGTTAATTTATCTAATACTTTATTTCCAACAAAATGACCATGTGGTACGGTATTAGTAATACCAGCATCTAACCAAAAGAAATATTCAGTGTTAAAAGGATTCCAAATCGTCGCACTATGTAATAAAAACATTTTTGATTGTACTATCGGATTATAATATTCTAAAACCGCTTGCGGTGACCCTGACAACCAACCAGCTTGGTCTAACCAATCAGGGTTAGTTCTTATATTTTGAGTTTTATCCCAATGTGGTTTATATATGTCATTTTTTATATCATCTAATTCATAAAGTTTAACAAATGTATTTTCTTTAGAACGTTTTTCCCAAACCAAATATTCATATTCTTTAGAAATATAAATAAACATGTTAACAGGTATATCCAAAAAATTTTTAAAATGTTCTATATAATGGTCAAAATCTCTACCGGGACGATTTATATTCCATAATCCTGTTACTATTGTTAAATCTTTATTGATTACTTCTATAGTTGGTTTTGATAAATAATTAAATAATTTAGTTTTTTCTTCTTGAGATAAAGATTGTATTTGATTTTTTAATAATATGATATTATCAATATCATTAATATCACTAATAATGTAATCATTAAAATTAGAGTTAATAAAACTTTGATATGTTTCTGGTATCGAAGATTGTTGTGTTTCAAGAAAAATAGTGTTATTATCTCCTTTAACAAATAAACCATAATCAAATCTTAAACAAAATGGTTTATATCCCTCAAAACGTTCAAAAAAATTAATAAATGTTAAATCATCCTGTAAATGAATTTCATATTCATTTTCAAAGTGGATTCCTTGAGGAGAATTAAATGGGACACCTATAATAACATCGCTACGATTAATTTTATTTAACAACAATTTAGCATCTTCTAAGGCTATATGTTCTATAACATCACCAAAAATAATCAAATCATATTCATCGAAATCAATGTCTAATTTAGTTATGTCACCAATTATCACTTTTTTATATTTTTCAGTTAAGTTATAATCTTTAACGTAATTAGAAAAAACTTCAACACAATCTAAGTTACTGTACCCTTCATTATGTAACATATCATAATATGCACCTGCACCCGCACCTACATCTAAAATTTTAATAGACTTATCGTATTTATTTAATATGTAATCTTTGGTTTGTTGTTTAAAATATCCTGTACTAAATGGCATAATTTTAATTTTTTGTGATTAATTTATTATAATTTTTAATATTGAGTTTTAATTGAATTTTTATATCCATCCCAAATTAATATATTTCATATGATTATCATCTATTTGTTTTTGCCTAAATAGATTACATCCTTCAAGACCTTCATGTGTTGTATGTGAAATTACGGGGAATGTTAAAACACCACCTTTTGATTGCCATTGTTCGATAGTTATCAATTTTTCTTCATGTTCATAATACCTAACTAATTTTTTAATACCCGATTTCCCCATATACGCGGAAACCAAAATATCGTCCGCCCAAGAACCACCAAGAAATTCATCAAAAAAATCTTGTTTAAAAAAAGACCTTTTATAAGATATTGTTTTGTAATGTTGTAAAATTTTTACGTACACATCTTTATAAACTGAGACAACGAAAGAATCTCTAATATCGTTGAACTCATTGGGGTGCACACACCTACTTCCATCATACCCACAAGCGGTATTTTCGTAATTTTCTTGGTTTTTAACTTGTTCCTCGACCATTTTTGGGTGATAAACCAAATCATCGTCACAAACTATAATAATTGTATTTTCATTTGAAATTCTTAACAAAGTTGGGACCAACTTTGTTATTGAACCGTAATCTTCTAAATTTTCAAATATTTTTAACTTAGGAAAATTAGATGAAACATCTCTTAACCATTGAGGTACAACGTATTTTTCCCCTGTTTGTTTATAAAATGATGGAACATTAAAGTGTATTTCATATTCACCATCGTAATCTTGCTCAATTAATGATTTAATGTTACTTTTTAATCCTGTTTCGTGCTCAGCACTTAACCTTGATGGTATTGTTGTCAGCGTAATAACAACTTTTTTTTCTTCCCCAATTATTAATTTTTTTAATTTTTCTAAAAAAGACATATTATTTAATTTTCAATATATATTTTATGATTATTTTGTGTAAATTCGTTGTATATTTTTTGGTCCATAAAACCCATGTGATTATTCGCTTCTTTTCTATGCTCGTTAAATCCTGAATCGGGAAATGGTAAGGGGTAAAGAATTGGAAACGAATGTGAATTCCTACCATCACTATTAACCATTCTCCAATCTTTTTCATCATCCCACCTCACGCAAATAATTGGTTTTTGTTTCAATCTAAAATAGTACCCAACTAATATGTCATCATTTGTTGATAACGATAAAAAATCTTCGTTCAAAAAATCATCATCAAAATAACTTCTTTTATACGATACACTGTGCCAGTGACCTGGTACAATTAATTGTGAATCGTGTTTTACAGGAAAATAAACGTGAGTTGGACTTAGTGTGTATTTAGTTACACCATCTTCAATCCATTCTCTTTTTTCTATTGGGTTGTCGCCTCTAAAACAAATAATAGTATTTTGATGTTCATTTATTTTTTTTACATGATATTCAACCATGTCTTCATGATAATAATGGTCATCATCACACACAATTAAGATATCTTCTGGATTTGTAACATAAGACAACGCACCTGTTATCTTAACCACAGGACCGTAATCTTTTTCTATTCTATTAATTATAATTTTATTGTTTATGTTAAAAAAATTTTGTAATTCTTCCGAAATATTATATTCTCTTGTCCCATTTCTATATTTATAAGGAATATTTAATAATATTTTATATTCTTTATTTGTTTTTTGAAATAATAAAGACTCCAAATTTTTTTTAAACTCGTTGGTTTGTTCCATTCTTAATGGTACTGTAGTTAGTGAAATATAAATCATATTTATTGTAATTTATTTATTGTATTTATAAAAGATAAAGAATGGTCAGGTCTATTCCAATCATTTTTTCTATCGTGTTCTGTTGGAAATTCACCCATATCTAATGGAACTTTATTATCATATTTAAATATTTTTTCAAAAAAATTTCCATTATATGGAACAATATCTTTATTTGTAAAAGTCAATTCCAAAACGTGTGGTAATATAAATTCTATATCATACTCATGATAAATTAAACTACCAGCATAATTATTGGCATGTAAATGACAATGATAGAAATACTTATTTAACTTTTCTAAAATTTTAAAAAAATTATTAAAATTTTCTTCTCTACCTAATAAATGAAATTCAACAACAATACCCGAAACCAATGTTGATAGTTTTTCAATGTCTGTATTTAAAAAAAAAGAAAATTCATTTTCTTCTATGTCCATTTTTAATAGTACTTTTCCTTTAACACCACTTTCATCATAATGTGAAAAAAAACTATTTAACATATCTTCTTTTTTATATGATAACCCTTCTTTTTTAAAAAACATTAAATGTGAATATTTTTCGGGAATCTCTGGGGAATTAACTGTGTGGTCATAAAAAAACGACGATTTATTTGTTTTTTTTACGTAATCTAGTTCAAATGAGATATCTGAACCTACACCATATGAAAATAAAGCGGTGCTTTTGTTTAAAATTTCTTGTGTAACAACGTACCCCCCATCCGCGTCATTACCTAATCTAAGTTTTGGTGATTTAACATCGTATAATTTTAATTGTTCTATCATAAAATGATGATAAATAAAAAAAGACAATTAGTAAACCCATTTTTGTCCTCGAGATTCATAAAAATGTTTTAATTTATCATAATGCTTTCTAATAAACCCTTCTTGTCCTTCATTAATATCGCGGTCCCACCCCCAATTCCAAAATCTATCTTCGGGGTAACAACATATGTCAAATGTTTGGCTACCTAATATGTTACAAGTATTTAATGGTATCATTGTTCCATTCATTAAATACATTGCAATTGATGTTATATACTCTTGACCCGTTAACCATATGGTATTACCACCTATTTTAAAAAACTCATCTTTATTTTCAAAATATTCTTTTAAAATATTATTTATTAAATCAAAAAATTTAAAATAATAAGTTTTATTTGGAAAATTATAGGTTGTAAAGTTACCATCAAACATTAAAAAATTATGAATGATTTCTTTATCGGTTATTTTATATTTTTCGTTAATTTTTTTTGTGTAATCTACTAAATGACTATGTTGTTCGTGACTATCATATGGATGACCACCTGGACACATAATTATATGTTTTTTTGGTAAATCAATATCGGTGCACCAAGTATAATTTTTATTTGTTCCACTACTCAAAAATTCTTTTTTTGAAAAATAATTATTCATTTCAATTACATGATTTTCTGTGATTTCTTTAGGTAATACGTCGGTATTTGGCCATATAAAACCATCATAATTTTGAGCATTTTTCCATATAAAACTAAATCTATGTAGTAATGTTGGGAATTTAAAATCATTCTCAATAATTTCTTTTGCGTATTTTATTTCGTCCCTTTTCTCATTAGGTAATTTTTCGTTTTCTATTGACCAAGGATAATCTTTTCTTAAATCGTCAATGTGTTCAATAAAAATATTTTCTTTATTTTTTATATCGTCCCAATATTCAACATCATCAGTTATTATTAAAACGTCATATTTTTCATAACCTTTATTTGTCTTTATATTATTTAATAATCTTTTTTTATATGTTGGACCAAATCCAACTGCAACCATTAAAGCGTTGATTTTCATCTGATTTTTAATTTTTTATAGTCATTTATCGTTTCATTTAAACCATAGGTTAATTCTACTAATCTTGTAACCTTTACTATTATTATATTACGAATATGTGTCAATATATAAATAGTTATTTTCTTTATTTTTCTTTTTTTGTAAAGTTTATTTTAATTTATTATAAACTTCATTAATACCAACCTCTAATCCAATATAGTTTAAAAGTGTATTGGGATTACCACAATATTTTTCACCCATCCCATCATTATTAAATATAATGTGAACCTTATGAGTATCCAAATTATTTATCACATTTGCAATATTAAATAAAGTATGAGATTCTGGGTATGAGCAATCTATTTCTTTTGGCGGATTTTCATTTTGAATATAATAATCAACCAATGAAATTAAATCTTTCATATAAAAGAAATCCATTAGTTTATCTTGATGAATGATAATAGGTTCTTTGTTTATGTACCGTTTTATATTTCCTTTAATAAATCGTGTATCTAATTCGTTTTCATCAAAAGCGGCAAATATTCTAATATTGTAAAAATTTTCTTGTTCCAATATAGATTTAGCTATAACTCGTTTACTTAGACCATATGGAGATTCTGGTTGAGTTATTTCTGCACCCGAACCAAAGTGGATTAATTTTCCAAATCTATCCCTACAATTGAGCAGGTTATAATACATTTGAAGGTTATTATCCATATCCTTCCAGGTTTCTTGTTTAAATCTATCCCCCCCACTTACAGCGCAATGAATTACTACATCAAAGTATTTGTGTTTTAGATATGAATCCAGTATTTTAAAGTGATTTAAATCAAAATTATTTCTGGTTAGTGTGGTTATTTCATATGAATTTTTTAATGAGTTATATAAACTTTTGGCTATATAACCATTGCCGCCTGTTATTAATATTTTCATAATTCTTCTTTTATATATTTAATCATACCTTTATGAGTAGACTCAATATCATCTTCTAGTAATATTACTGTTGATTTAGGGTAGTATATTTTAAATAGGTCAGGTAGTATACTAATTTTTTTAGATATACCTCCAAGTAATAATATTTCACTAAATTCAGGGATAAAAGATTTATATTGTAAAACAAATTCTTTTAAAATTGAACCTAATAGATTTTGAATATTAAAACTACCTTCGTTTATATTAGATATACTTCCCCCAAAATTATAATTTCGAGATTGTTTAAAGACATTTAAATTTAAATTTAATGAACTGTGTATTACATTTTCAATTTGGATATTACCCATTAATTCAAACATATTAATCCCTATAGATTGAAATAATTCTTGAAATGTTAAAAACATTCTTCCTGAAGGGAAATATCTTTCTATTTTATTTAATGTGATAATCTGAGAACCTGTCCCCATATTAATAGCTACAGAGTTTTGGGTAAGGTTAATAGATTTAATAACACAATCTGTGTCTCCAAGTGAGCTATATATAGGTGTAGATAAAACATTTCCTATGATTTCTAGTTTATTTGAATAGTCAGAAGAATTAGTAAATGGGGAATGATGGATATGTGGTTTAGCATTAAATAAACCACTTATCATACATTTATCTCCCTTATTAGATTGAAAAGATTTCCAAGAGTAGTAAATATTTTCAACATATGAACCTCCTAAGATAGTACATATAATAATACCATCAACCTTTTCATGTAAAGAAACAATATTAAAAAGAATATTTAATAATTCAACTTTAGAAATTTTATTAACTTTAAAAAAAGGAGAAGGAATTATTTGTCCTTTAACATATTGGTCTTGAGTTTTATTATAAACAGCACATTTAATGTATGTGGCCCCAAAATCAATTAGTAAATATTTCATACACATTCTTAATAAGTAAATCGTCTATTAAACTATTAACAAAAATTGTTGTCCCAATCTCAGGTACAACAACAAATGATATCACTCCATTTGTAACCTTTTTATCAGTTTTTATATTATTGACTAATTTTTCAATATTTATATTCTTTATTTTATCTAAACTAGTAAAATTAGATATAAGATTACTAATTAAAGGAGATTTAGTATAAATTTTATTTATTACTTCAATACCTAACATAACTGCTTCTCCATGAGGAATACTATAATTAGTAAGGGTTTCAATTACATGCCCAAATGAGTGACCATAATTTAATGACTTGCGTTCTAAAAGTTCAAATTCATCATATTCAATAACTGCTTTTTTAATAGATAGAGCATGAAATATACTAGTTTCTAAATCCCAGTTGTTGATATTACTAACATAATATTCTCCTCCGATAAGAAATAATTTAACAATTTCTCCATATCCTGATGTTATGTCTTGAGATGATAGGGTTGATAAAAAATTTGTATCAATAATCACTTTATCTGGGGATGAAAATAAAGCTAATTGGTTTTTATATTTTTTAAAGTTTAAGGCGGTTTTACCTCCAATGCAACTATCACATTGTGATAATAATGTTGTAGGATAAAAAACCCATTTAATACCTCTTTTAAAAGTTTTAGCGGTATAGGCTCCAATATCTTGAATAATTCCTCCCCCAATCACTATCAATGTGTTGCCTTTATCAAAATTATATTTTAATAATGTTTCACAGACATCTAAAACAGTTTCAATACATTTGTTTTCTTCTGTGGCATCAATAATTATTAGTTTAGAATGATGTATATTATAAAGTTGCTGTATATTTTTATCTACTAGTACAACTTGTTCTTCAGTAAATGTATTTTTAAATGGTTCAAATATTACATCATAATTTTTAGGATGAGAATAAACTGTGAATTTAGATGTTTTTTTTACAGATGTTTCTAATTCTGTGTTTTGAATAAAAAATTTATTTGTCATAATCCTTTTAATGTATAACCACCATCTATGTTTATGTTTTGTCCGGTGATAGAATTATTATATTGAATTAAATATAAACAAAAATTAGCTATTTCCAAGGGATTTGTAAGACCTAATGGTATATTTTGATTTAGATAATTAATACGTTCTTGAGAATTGTTTTGTCTAGTTAAAGGGGTATCAACAAAACCCGGTGATACCATATTAACTTTAATATTATTTGAGGCTTTTTCTAAAGCTATAGTCTTTACAGCCCCTAACAAAGCATGTTTAGATGTAGCGTACTGGATTCGGTTTTCTTTAGTCATAGTAGCATATAATGACCCAATTGCTATAATATTAGAATTGTTTTTAAATTTTAATTGACCACATAACTCAATAAAACTAATTGTATTAATTTTAAATATATTGTATAACTCATTTAATACCACATTATCATGTGATTTTAAATCATTAGCCCCAGCACAATGTATAAAACCATCTATTTCAGGATAATGAGTCACATCAAACTCTTTGTTTAAATTTAGTTCTATTGAAGAAGGAGATATTACTTCAATATTAGCTTTTTTTAAAACATCAACTATTGTTGAACCAATTCCTCCATTTCCTCCTGTTAAAAATATAGTCATATTAAAAAGTATCTGATATAAACATATCTGTTAAAGCCCCAGGAATAATTTTGCCATCAGGGCCAATTCCCTTATGGGTTACTTTTGGCTCATGTCGTTCTTTTGGATGGGTAAATACTTCCACCATACATGGACCTTTAATTTCCATCATATTTTTTAACACATCTTCTACTTCATTATTATTTTTAATACTAAGATAATGGATATCAAATGCGTTTGCAACTTTTTTAAAGTTAGGAATTGTTACTCCTGTTGTTGGACTACTTGCGAATTCTTCTCCATTAAAAAATGCTTCTTGTGATAATTTAATTGATAAATATCCATCGTTGTTTATTAATATAATCTTTACTGGTAAGTTATATCCTTTTATAGTTTCAAGTTCTTGTAAATTCATCATAATACTACCATCTCCCTCTACGCATATTATATCTTGTTTATTATTACCTATACAAGCACCTATTGCTGCTGGTAGCCCATAACCCATACTAGCACAACCAACGTTTGTAAATAATCTTTGGTCTTTATTTAGTTGGTATGTTTGTAATGTTATAACGTGAGCCGTACCATTACTAGTAACTATAGGAGTATTTTTAAATATTTTAGGTGCTTTACTTACTAAATAATAGAAACTAGCATATCCTTTTAATTGCTCATGTTTTGGATGATAATACTGTTGTGTTGCTCTAGTTTCAAGAACAAATGATTGCCATTCAGATATATCTAAAGTATAATTCGTATCACTAATACCAGAGAAGAAATTTTTAAGGTCAGTTATAATAGCTAAATCAATATTGAATTTATGTTTTTTAACTTCAAATACATCAATATCTACAAATATTTTCTTTGAATTAGGAGAAAATTCAGGAATATTATAGCCTGTCATTTTAACAGGTAATCTACTACCTAATGATATAATTAAATCAGCTTCTTGAACTATTTTATTGGATGTTAACTGGCCTAAGATACCAATTCTGCCACTATAATATTCTAAAGTATTATCAACAGCATCAACACCTGAATGAGGTCCTGTTACTACTGGTATTTTTGTTTTAGTTAGGAATACATTTAATTCATTATAAGTGTTAGATAATCTAATTCCATTACCTACTATAACTAGTGGTTTTTTGGACTGTTCAAGTATTTCTTTGAAACACTCTAAAATTTGTTCTGGGCAGTCATAGTTTGGAGTAGGGTAAAATGTACTTAATTGGGTATCTTCATCCACATTAGCACCTTGTATATCTAAAGGTATGTCTAACCAAACGGGACCAGGTCTACCTTCTAAAGCCATTTGATAAGCTTTTTCTAATTCACTAAATATAGAATTAGCATCAGTAACCATCTTAGCATACTTAGTCATAGGTTTAACTATACTAATAATATCAAATTCTTGGTCACCTATTTGTCTACATCCTGTTCCTTTAGATAGTTGATTAGAAGGTACTTGCCCTGAAATAATAATAGAAGGTATACTATCTAACCATAAACCAAGCAAACCTGTTATAGTATTTGTACCCCCAGGACCTGTGGTTACAACACTAGTAGCCATTTTATTGGTCATTCTATAGTATCCTTCACTAGCCATTAGTGCTGCTTGCTCATGATGAGGACAAATAACATTCATATTAGATTTACGTAAAGAATCTACTAAATGAATGCAGCCTCCACCTGATATGGTGAAGGCTGTGTTAATTCCTTTTTTTTCTAAAAAATTTATAATAATATCCGAAACTTTCATTAAATGATATCGTTTTTAGTTAAAGGTGCGTCTTTCTTTAAATCTTTGTTTAAGATAAAATCACTATCAAAATATTCTCTAGAAGTAATATGTTTTATTTCTTTTTGATAAGGGATAGCACTATATAAATGCTCTACAGTTATTTTTGTACCTTTAGCTAAGTCTTGTTTTAAATAAAGACCTCTATAAAGTGATTCTAAATACTTAGATTCTTTTTCATCAATAACTCTTCTTTCATTTAATGATGTACCACACATGATTTTAGCTTTATTAAAAGCTTTAAACCATTCATCTATTTGACTAGGCAATGAACAATAATTTGATACTTCTTTTTGCTCGTGACCTGCTGGATAAGGGATGTCAATATGCCTTTCCCAAGTTCTAGCTCCTTTAGCATATGAAATATACATTGAAGAATACCAATCATGATATTCATGAGTTGATAACCCAATAACTAAATATGGATATTTTTGTTTTAGATAATCAATTTGGTCTAATTCTAATTCATTATCTTCACTTGGATACTTTGATACACAGTGATTAATAGCTATAGGTATATTACGGTTAGTAAAAAACTTTATAACGTCATCAATTTGTTTATCATTAGCTCCACCTGTAGATATAATTACAGGCTTTTTAGTACTAGCTATTTTATTTAATAATAACCAGTCATTGATGTCTGAGCTGGCTATTTTAATAAGTGGTAAGTTCATTTGTACACACCAATCAACTGATTTTTCATCAAATGGGGTTGACATTGGGATACAATCATATTTTTTAATATAATCAATTAACTCCTTAAACTCATCATATGTTAATTTTGTTTTAGAAGTCTTTTGAATATATCTAGTACGCTTAGGCAAAGTAGCTAATTCTATATCTTTACCTTCTTGTTTAAAATCTTTATGAATAAAATTATCCACATCCCTAAACTGTAATTTAATAGCTGCTTTAATTTTATTCTCCTTAACAACCTTAGCAAATTCTTTTACAATTTGTTTTCCTCTGCTTAAAGAACCCCAATGGTTGTTAGCTAACTCTAATACAAACAGATTTTCAAAAATTTTATTACTCATAATAATTTATTGTTTTATTTATTTTTTCTCAGCAAATAATACTTTCATTGGTGGTGCGTGAACTAAATCAACTGTAGCTATAATTTCATACCCCAAAGTATTAAATTTATCCATAAACGCATTGTAGAGTTCATCATTATGAGTTTCTAAAGCATAGAAATCAATACTAGTAAATTCTTCATCGTTTAATTCTAAAAATACTCTTTCATATCCTTCGATATCACATTTAACAACTTTTGGTTGATAAGTAGCCATAATATCTCTTACAGTTTGTACACTATCAATAGAAGCATGAATTGCGGTAACTGGCATTTTTGGAGTTATGTTTTCATTGTACCAATTAATTTCATTAGCGTCAATGTCAAATGCAATTACTTTTGAAGCACCTAATTCAACTAACCATTCTGGTGTAGTTGGCCATGATGGGTCTCTGTATTCAACGGTTTCCCAACGTCCGCAACCTAAGTCAATTGCTACTTTACCTTTACATTTAATGTATCCCCAATGCAGTGAGGGTTTTTCTGAGTCTGTTTGTTTATGTATCATTTTATTTATTTTAATTTAATTTGTGTATCATTTTATTTATTTTAATTTAATATCTGAATTCCAACCTTAGGACTTTTGCATATAGTCTTATCTATGTCAATATATATTACCATATAAATTTATTTTTATAGTATTCAACAATTAAAGGTAATTCTTTATCAAATTTTACTTGTGGTTCCCAACCCAATGCTTTTAATTTAGAATCATCTAAAGCATATCTAATATCTTGACCTATTCTAGAATATGACCAATCAATATATTTATTTATATCTTCTGAATTTATATTATTTAATATAAGTAATTTTTTTATGGTATCCAAATTACTTTGTTCAAAACCTCCACAAATATTATAAATTTCATTTTCTACTCCTGATTCAATGATTGTTATAATAGCATCAGCAGTATCTTGAGCATGTAACCAATTTCTAATTGGTGTACCATTATTATGTAATGGAATTTTTCTTCCCAATTTAAGATACTTACATGCTTTAGGGATAAGTTTTTCAACATATTGACCTATACCATAATTGTTAGTTGGGCGAACAATAATGTAAGGTAAGTTATAAGTACGAGCCCAAGCTAACACTAACATATCTGCTGCGGCTTTTGTAGCTGAGTATGGGTTTGATGGTTTTAATAAATCCGTTTCAATATGTTCACCCTCTTCAATATCACCATAAACTTCATCGGTACTAAAGTGTAATAATGTTGGTTTACTTATATTTTCTCCTCTATGATTTTTAATCAGTTCTAACAAATTGTGAACCCCATTTATATTGGAGTGAACAAAATCATCACTGTTTGCTATTGAATTACCGACATGAGTTTCTGCGGCAGTGTTAATTACATAATCACAATCGTATAAAAATTTTAAATCATTTATATCACAATTAACAAATGAAAAATTTGGGTATTTTTTAAATTCTACTAATAAGTCTTTGTTTGCGGCATAAGTTATTTTATCTACACCTTTAACATACCAACCCAAATCTAAACAAGTTTTGGTTATGTAAGAACCTATGAATCCTAAACAACCGGTTACATATACTATTTTCATTTGTTAAAAAATTCTTTTATCTTATCACAAACATAATCTACGTCCTCAATTGTCATACCATGATGCGCTCCTAACAAAAATCCATTTTTCATAATAGTATCTGAATTTTGAAATGGGTGAAGATATTCTCTATAGATTGGATGTCGGGTTACATTCCCCGCAAAGGTTACTCTTGTTTGAATATTATTATCTTCTAAAAAGTGAAGCAACTCATATCTCTTTTCAGTTTGTAGCGGGATTGCTAACCAATTTGGTTTAATACTATCATCAGGTAACAATATTTCCTCTACATCTTTCAGATTTTCCAAATATCTTTCAATATTATCTCTTCTGATTTTTTCAAACTCACCAAACCTATCTAATTGAACAAGTCCAAATGCTGCATTCATTTCCGATGATTTCATATTGTAACCCAAAACACCATACAAAAACTTATAATCGTATGGTATCCCATCAACACTATGATTGAATCTATCTGACATTGCTTCGGAGTTATCACCAATCCTACCCCAATCTCTAAATTGTAAGCAAGTATTACGATATTTTTCTTCATTAAACATCACCATACCACCTGCTCCTCCGGCAGTAATAACATGCGATGCATAAAAGCTTGTAGTAGCAATATCCGTTTCGGGTGTGTGAGTAACCGTATCAGCCGAATCTTCAATTAAAATGATATCTTCTCTACCCATATCAATTAAACCCTCTTTGATTTTTTTCCAATCAGGCTTATTACCAATCAAATTAGGTAACATTAGGACTTTAACATCATCAGTTATTACACTCAATACCTCATCTACATTTGCTACATAAGTATTCAAATCAACATCTACAAATATAGGCACTAAACCCAGCTGAATTATTGGTGCGAGTGTTGTTGAGAAAGTACAAGCGGGTGTAACCACTTTAGTCCCTTTTGGAAGGAGTAAACTTGCTAAAGCAAGTAAACATGCCGATGAGCCTGAGTTTACAAATACACCATATTTTTTTCCAAAATATTTTGCAACCCTTTCTTCAAACTCAATTGATTTCGGACCAAATCCCGCTAACCAACCTGAACGTAAGCATTCAACTACTGCTTGAATTTCTTGTTCCCCATACGATTCAAATTTGTTGGGGGCGTACCATATTTTTTTCATTTATACCCCAAGAAATTTTATTTTAACTTGATTATTTTCTGTGATTTTACAATTACAATAAGGAAAATGGTGATTAAAATATATATTAATCAGTTCTTTATTTCTTTCAATATACGTTTCAATTGTTGGGTTTACGGGCACGACAAAGTCCCCAAAGTCGCCCCAAGGATAATGAATATATTCGTTATTTATTTTTTTAGAATATTTATAATACCAATTGTCGTGCCATGTTGTTTTATGGAAACCCAGAGTATTTTGGTCCCAATAAGGATGCCAATGGTCAATTTTATAATTAAAATTAATTTCAAATATTCTAAATATATAACCAATAACATCATCCATGTGGAGATATGCCATCTGATTCATTTGAAAAAAATGATGAATATGTTCTTCAAATATAACTTTTAATATTGAATCCCATAAATCGTAAAATAACATGAGGTGGTCTTTGTTTTCAAAACTAAATGTGGTAAGTTGTATTTCTAACCAATATTCTTCTTTTGGCAATATAAGATGTGGGAATTTTAATTTTAAATAATCATTAATAAATCCACTAACAGTATTAATATAATGTCTTGGTAGACCTAATTTAGTTGTAAACATTGCTGGTTCAATTGTATTAAAATAATTATCTATTAACAATTCATTGTCAGTTATAAAAGAATTATTGGGTAAATATTTAAATTTTAATATGTTTTTTTCATACATATATAGCAAAACAAATCTAAATGTTGTGTTGGGTAATAATGTGTTTTTTTCGCGATAAAAATCCCAAAAATTTCTAACATATTCGGTATCATTTGATTCTTTATAAAAAATTTCATAAGTGTTACTCCATTCGTGATTTTCTCTTAATGAATCTAAACTAACTATATTATAATCTAATTTATATTCTTCATAGATTTCATCATTATCAACAAAATATATCACTTTCTTTGCAATGTTAGGATTTGATTCTATAAAATTTAAAAATCTAGTTTTAAAATGGGCGGTACCCCAAATTACTTTGAAAAATGTGAACATCTTGTCTTCTTAGTTTAAGTTATTTATATTAATTTATTAATCGATATTTCCGTATTAATAATTACAAAAATTTTGAAAAAAAACTTGATTTTGGTTTTTCTAATTCACTATTTTTAACATATACAGTCTGCCTACCCCACAAAACCTTTACATAACCATTTTCTAATAAGTATGGTGTTAGTAACTTATCTTTACCACCAAGGTCGGTATCAAAATCAGTGTCATCAATTGAAATTAGATGAATATCTGACAGTTTATCTTTTGCAACCATGAAAGCCTCTAAATGTTTTTCCGCAAAAGAATCCGTCCCAACGTCCCAACCATCCAAAAACAATAAATCAATTTTTTTATTAAAATTTTTTAAAAAATCAATACCATCTTGTGGTATGTGTATGTGTAAATTACTCGGAATTGGTTCTTTAATATGATATTCATAAGAGCTTTCTATTTGTTGTTTACACATTGGGTCAATATCGACAGTGTAGACTTCAAAACCTTCTCTAACCCAGTAATAAGTTGAATGACCATCTTGACAACAAGGTGGGGCATCTTTACTTTCTAATTTCATCGAATTGTTATGGTAAGAAATACAATTTTGAGTTAATTCTCGTCTTGTTGAACCAATTTCAACAACAACGTTTCCACCTATTATTTTTAACAATTCAACGGTTTTTGTAATCCACGGTGCGGGATAATTTCTAATAGAATTTTCCTCGTGTGTTAAACTATTGTGGTCCCAATAGTAGGTTGTTTTTTTAAAATTATCACACGCTTTTAATACTTCAATAAATTTATTCATACTTTAATTTTTTTATTTTAATTTTATTTCTTTTCTTTCAGCCCAACCTCTTTCAGGTGAATGGGCCCAAAATACCACTCTTGATGGTTCTTTTTCAATATAAAACATTTCTTCATAGTGAATTTGATGTCCATGTGTTAGAAAATTCTTTAGTTGCCCATTGTCAATGTACTTACTAAATATCGACTCCCCGTTTTCATCATCATATGCGACCAAAATAAAGTCATAGTCGTTTTCAGGTAAGTCTTCTCTATTAATTGTTACTAAGTAATAAAATGAGCGAGTAAATGAATTTTCCCATTCTTCTTCTGTTTCAAATTGTGGGTTTGGTGGTGGTTTATCATCAATTGTCCATTTTTGAAACGCTCTATTTTTAAAGTGAATACCAGCATATTTTTCATAATCACGAACAGTTCTTACTGTACCTAAACCATATGGTCCTAAATCATGACCATTATCTTCGCCTGTTAACATTTGTCTTATCCTCGAACGACCAACTTCCTGTTGTTTCCACCACATAGGTTCACCTCTTTTGTGTTGGTCATCCCAAACCAATTTTCCGGCTCTTTCTTCTCTCATTGTTGCATGCCAAATTACGACTTTATGTGGGTGAAATAAATCGTATCCATATGTGAAACTCCTCACAGATAAATTTATTTCTTCACCAGCAAAGAAAATGTTTGGGTCATGTCTAACCTCTTTCGCCCATTTGTTTGGACCAAAACAAAAATGACCACTAATAAATCTTGCGGGATATGGTTTGGTTAAATGTTGCCAACCACCCCTAACACCACTTGGTCTTATGAAAATGGTACCGTGAGGATAAAAACATTCTGCTCTCGAAAACCAAGGTTCTTGAACACGTTTTTCGGGGTCATTAAATGGGTCGTAATATGGTAAATAACCACATATTAATGGATTATGACCATCATTTTTTAATTCATGATACCAACCAATTAACGTACTGTCCCAATTTTTATCAAATCTATGATGTGAGTCTAATTGACAAACAAATTCTTCATCTGTTAGTAACTCATCGTTGATGATACCTCTAGCATATGCTAAACCTTTTGCTTCGGTGTACACGATGTCTTTGATTTTAAATCTTGGGTCGTTCCTATAATCATCAACATTATCAAAACCGTCTTCAGGGTGATATTGTCTACATATCCCAAAATGTATTCTTTCGGGAAATTCAGCATTTTCTAACGCACTTTTAATTGTTGGAATTAATTCTGGTTCTCTGTATGCAGGTAGATGAACCAAAATTCTTTCTAATTTCGATACTTTTGGTGTTGGAGTAATTTCCACCACTTCAACACTAAAATCTAAATTAAAGTTTTCCTTCGAGTCTTTCACCCCATCCATGTTCAGCGGAGTGGGGCCAAACAACCCATTTCGCAACTCTTTTTGTTGTTTCGAAACTTCTCCATAGTTTACAGTATCCATCTTTATCATTTTTCATATTTTTTATTTCATTTGGATTTGCATCCTGTCTAAAAATTTCATTACCCTCTTCATCTTCAAATGCGACCGCCCAAAAAGTATAATCATCATATGGAACATCGTGATATCCAATATCAATACAATGTTTAAATCTAATTGAAAATGAGTTTTCATAATCCTCTTGATTTTCAATGACAGGGTTTGGTGGATATCTTTCGTCAAGAGTATATTGTTGAACGCCTCTTTTCTTAAAAGATATACCCGCATATTTTTCATAATCTTCTAATGTTCTATGTGAACCAAAACCATAATCACCCCAATTTATATTATTGTTATCGATTTCCATTCCAAAAAGTTTTCTGTTTTTATAATAACAGTAATCATTTCTTTTTGGCCAATCTTTGTCATCATCCCATTGTTTTATTGAACCCCTTCGAGTATAATAATGCCAAATTATTGTTCTATGTAAATGAAATAAGTCATAACCCCACGTAAATGACCTAACAGCAACAGATATTTCTTCACCATGGAAGTAATATTCAGGGTCATGAGGAACTTCTATTGCGTGTTGACCTAACGTAAAACAAAAATGGGCAGAGTAAAATCTGGCACCAACCGGTTCTGTTCTTTCTTTATAATCATCTATGGATGATGGTAAAAAATGGATATTTCCATCAGGACTGAATCTATCGAAATTCATTCTCCATGGAACACTTTCTCTACTACTATAATCCGAACCGGGTTCATAATGTGGAATATAACCAGTTAACATCGGTTTCGGGTAACCTTTTTCTTGCAACCTCGTTAATTCCAATTTTAATTCGGTGTCCCAATTTTTTGTAAATCTGTGGTGGGAATCTAATTGAAGGGTGTATTTTTCATTATTATATTGTTGTTGAAGCAAGTTTCTCGCCCAACATACTCCCTTTGACCTTTTATAATTTATATCAATTATCTTAAATCTTGGGTCATTTTTATATTCATCCAAATTATCCCATTTATCTTCTTCTGAGTGTTGCCAAGCAATTGAAAACACCAAATTATCAGGGTTTTCCGCGTTATCCAAACAGTCTTTTAACGTGGGTAGAAGTTCGGGGTCTCTATATGATGCAATTTGTACGAAAATTTTTTCATTATTTGACATAGATATCTAATTTTAGAGAAAAAATATACATTAATATGAACATTGTAAAGTGAAATTTTGATTTATCAATCTTTATTTGTATACTTTATAAAAAGACCATGAATAACTACCCCAAAATCGTAGTAGATAAAACAAATGAACTTGTTGAGGTACTTGTAGATATCAATTTTTTCGAGGAAAATGAACTTGAAATTGATTCTTCAATTATTGATTTAATATGTAAAAAATTGGTAATAAAGTTTATCGACGGACAATTATCCGAGGATGAGTATGTTTACGATTCCTTTTCAGAAGAAGAGGTCTCAAATTTACTGAACGAAATAATTGTTTTGGGTACTCTAAATTCTCTAAAAGAAAAAGGAATTATAGATTCAATAGAAAATGAGAACAATGAAGAAATGTTCTTTCTTACAAAAGAAGGAAAAGATTTAGCAAGTAAAATTATTAAATAAATTACTTGTTTGTTTTCTCATCAACTGATTGTTGATGATTGATTTTTTTATGATTTTTAACTTTAACTTTCAAAGTTTTTAAGGTATTGTGAGATTCAACCAAATTGGTGTATATGGATTTTAATCGGCCGTTTGTTAATGTTTTTAATCCGTCAGGGATTGCGTCCTCAAATTTTCTAAACTCTTTTATTGTTTCCAATATTTGGGATTCCAACTCGTCCATTTTAAATTGTACACGATTATAATCCGTTCTACTTACTTTGGATGTCTCCTCCAATAAAATATTATTTAAAATTCTTAATACCGTTTTTTCTTCAATTTCTTTGTTCACCATACCAGATAAATATTTTGACTTTTTAGTTTGGTAAATTATTAATCTTTTTTTATATTTTAAAAAAAAACAAAAATGAAATTATTCGATTTTGATGACATATTAATTTGTCCAACAAGATTTTCAGACATTCGCTCAAGAAGTGAGATAAACGTAAGATATGTTGATGGTATGTTGCCATTAATGACTGCACCAATGGACACGGTTATCAGTTTAGATAATTTCCATTATTTTAAAGACCAAGGAATCGTACCCGTGATTCCCAGAATCGAACATCCAGACAAAGATTGGTGGGATAATGATAGATTTTTTTCATATGGGATTGAAGATTTTGAAAGAATATTTCTTGACAATACCGTGTCGTCAATTAATGGAAAACCAATTTTGGTTCTTATTGATATTGCAAACGGACACATGAAAGATTTATACAATATTTCTATTGATGCAAAAAATAAATACGGTGACCAAATGAAACTTATGGTTGGAAACATCGCTAACCCCGATACTTACTTTGAATATGTCAAATCAAATTCCATCGATTATATTCGAATCGGGATTGGAAATGGTAACGGATGTTTAACCACGGTTCAAACGGGTATTGGTTATCCAATGGCATCGTTGATTGAAGAATGTAGACGGATTAAATTAAAATATGGTAAATCAAACTCATCAAAAATTGTTGCTGACGGTGGATTTAAAAAATATTCTGATATTATAAAAGCGTTAGCTATTGGTGCTGATTTTGTGATGTTGGGGTCCATCTTAAATAAATGTTTAGAAAGTGCTGGCGAAACAAGAAAACACAGAGATTCTACTCTTGGTGGATATGAACTTATAAACCAATTTTCTCAAGAAACTAAAAGAATGTTTGATGTTGATATACCGTTATTTAAAACATTTAGGGGGATGTCAACCAAAGAAGTTCAAATGGGTTGGGGAAAAAAGACACTAACAACTTCAGAGGGTATTGTTAAAGAACAAATGGTTGAGTATACCGTAGAAGGGTGGGTCGATAATTTTCAATCGTATTTGAAGTCAGCAATGAGTTACACCGGAAAAAAAGAACTCCACCAGTTCATAGGTGGAGTTGAATACAATCACATTACCGAAAACGCGTTTAGAAGATTTGATAAGTAGTTACTCTACTCTAAATTCTTTATCTTCCTGACTATCAATTGCATTGTCTCTTTTCATACCTTCTTTAATGTAGGTACGAATAAGTTTTGACACGGTTATATTTTTTTTATCAGCGACTTTTTCAATTTCTCGAAAGTACGCTGGTACCACTCTAAAGGATAACATCCTAACCAATTGTTTTGACTTTGGTGTATTTGGTGTTTCAAATCCTTCTTTAAATTCATTATCCTTCATACAATTAAACTTTTTTTATAAATATTTGGAAATTCTCTTTTTTTTCGTTATGTTTTAAATAAAAAAAATAAATATCATGTCAGTAGAAAAACCACAACAAATTAGTGCAGTTAAAGAATGTGAGGAACGTTATCCTGAAACAACTTATGAATTTAAAAAAATTTTAAAAGAACAATACGAGTTGTTCTGTAAAAAACAATTAAACTATGGTCCCGATAATATTTCGGTCGGTACTAGATTAGAAACTGAAGAAGAATTGAGACTATCTCAAACGGGTATTTGGTTTAGAATGAATGATAAAATTCAACGTTTAAAACAATTGGTTTTATTGGGGAAACAAGACAATGTTGGTGAGAGTGTTATTGACACTTATTCCGACTTATCGGTTTATGCTATTATTTCCCAAATTGTTGCCAAAGGAAAATGGGCGAAATAAATAATATAAAACAAAATATTTATGTTTAAACGAGAAAACATAATGAAAATAAATTTAACCAATAACTGGGTTGCTCAGTTTATAGACAATATCGGCAAAAGTGTATTAAGCAACATAGAAACGGATAAGTATTTCTCACTTAATAGTGAGAAAAAAATGGTCACACAATATCTTGTTTTTAAGATAATACTTAAAAATGTTAGTTTAAAAATAAAAGATTTTAACGAGTCTGTTCCCATTATCATAAACTTTCTTTTGAAAAGAAGTGAAGAAAATGAAAATTATGAATTTGCGGAAATCATAAAAGACATCAAATTAAATTATGACAAACTCGTAGAAATGAATACCGCATCAATTAAACCAAACACCACCACAAAAAGAACCATTACGGTAACCAATAAATCGAACGAAAATAAAGATTAGTCAATAATTTCAGCGTCCTTTATTTCCTTTAGAAATAAATAATAGCTTTCGTTTGTTTGTCTTGAATTTTGTCTGACAACTGTATCTATTTTCCAAATAGATTTAAGTTCATTTATTAAATCTTGAGGTACACTCGATTCTTTTATTTTTCTATCAATATAAAATAGTTTATCTTGGAAATTAAATAGTTCTTTACAAAGCATATTAATGTTTACAATTTACTTGGTGTTCTGTCCATTTTTTTAATGGTTTAACATTTTCAAATTTGTAACATTTCCAAGAATTGGATTTGGTAAAATTAATATGTTTCACAAGAGAAGTTGGAACAGTTGCACCTGTTGGTAATTTCTGTGATTTTTCATCAAAAATCAAGTCTATTTTGATTACTAAATTTTCATTATCATCCCATACTCTTTCTTGTTCTTCAAGAAGTCTCCATTCGCCTCTATTCAAATCTTGATTTTGTAATGCACAATTTAAATATGAAAACGTCTGTTTTAAGTTCTCCATATTATCTGAGAAACTAGCCGCTGGCGCCAAATGACCTTTATCCCATTGATTATTTTTATAATCTAAGTTGTCTGAAGTCTTTATATTTGGTTCAGTATAAAAATCCATTGAACCTCTATTAACCGTAGTAGGTCTATTTTTAGAATGATATATCAACCAAACAGGTTGTTCTAATTTTTGAGAATAATGTACCTCAAAAACATTGTTTTTTACATGTACCTCGTCTTTATTTGCTTGTAGAGATGTGGTTAAAAAAAGAACCACAAATAGAAAAATCGGGTTTAAAAGTTTTTTTATCATAAATTGTTTTCTTGTATGTAATTAAATATCTGAATAGCAGTATTTGGACATACAGGAAACTCAATAAATGAAATGTTGTGTGATTCTAAACTCGTTTTAATTGTGTTATCGATTATTTTTGATTGTTCTAAATTTTGAAATCTACCATTTTGATTAAAAGAACTATCGTCTCTTTTTAGAAATATGTTTAAATTGTTATATTTTTTAAAAAGACTATAAATGAAATGGTCAAAGGATTCTCCATAAAAAATTCCAGGATATTCTGGTTTCTCGTTATAAATGTTTTTGTATACTGTACCTAATATAATTGGTGAATCCACTAATATATATTTTACCTTACCATATAATCGACTAATGTTTCTGTGTTGATTTGCAGTAATGAAAAATTGGTCTTTAATGGTTGAATAGTTTTCTTCCCATGCGATGATTTTTGGATATTCAAATGTTAATTCAACATCCATATGATTTTTCTTCATAAGGGTAAATAATTCAGCACTTTGCGTTGATTTTCCAATACCGGGTCCACCAAAAAAATTAATAATCAAACTCATTTATAAAATATAAAAATAAAAAATCAATATAAAAACAACACCGAGAAAAAAACGGTAAATGTTTAACAATTTTTTGTTACTGAATCGAAAATAAAAATAATTTCATTCAATGAATCATAAGAAAAACATTCTGAATAACCAGAAAAATTTTCCATTAATGGTTTAAATTTTTTTATGTTATATTTTTGTTTTAACTTATTTTTTATTGTTTCTTCCAATTTTTCCGCGTCTTTTGTATGAATTCTACGTAAAATTGATTCGACTTGATAACCTTCGTACCCATATACTTTACTAAAACGTCTAAAAATGTATTTTTTTGATGTTATTCCAACCTTTACAAAAATATTACCGGTTTTTTCTTCTTTTATTATCACCAAATACAAAGATTTAGGTACGCTTTGAATTTTTTTTTCTCTATCTAATGAATATTTTTTGATTTTTTTTATTGCATATTTCTTAGCATCTTCTAATTTTAAAAATTCTTTTACTTCTCTATTTGGGTTTGGAAAATGTTTTTTATATTTAATTGAATAAATGGTTTTACCATTATCTATAACAAAAACTTTACTTTTTTCTTTGGTTTTTTCATAAATTGAATAAAATCCAATTTTTAATATTAACTTATCCATCTATAATATATACACGAATCGTTACAATACATAATTTTAATGTATTTATTATATAAATAATACAAATAAATAATATGAAATTTCAAGAACTTATATTTGGTGCACTAACTGAAGAAATTAAAAATAAAAAACTTTTAGACACTTTAATTCTCAAATGGAACGATGAATATAAAGAAATGAATCCAGGCGCAACTGAAATTCCACAAGAAGAGGTAAATAATGTTTATGATGGTTTTTTAAAAATTCAAGGAGGTTTAAGACCTGAGTTACCACAAGTTATAACTTTTTTAAACCATTTTGATGGTAGATTTGGTAGAACTTCGTTTGATGAACTGAATCTAAAAGATTTAACAAAATATACATACAAACAAATTAAATTTTTATTAGGTGAATATAATGAAGGTAATCCAGTAAATGTAAATGTGGATGTATTTAGTGGAAAAGATACCAAACCAACCCCCGAAAGGATAGAAGCCTCTAAAAAACTATGGACCGGTGAAGATAATTTGATTTTTTCAGAAGGAGGTTTAAGAGTTTATGAACCTAAAAATCAACAAACGTCAATTAGGTATGGTTATTACTATCATACGATTTATAAACAAGCAATGGGGTATCCGCAAGATTATCCTGACACTAATATATCACCATGGTGTGTTACGTGGAGATTTGATGATATGGGAAAAACGAATCAGTGGGTCTCTTATAGGAGTGCACAAAGAAGAACTTTTTATTTTGTAATTGATGAAAATAAAGACATCACCAACGAATATTTCATATCTACAATACAAAATGACCCTACTGTGAGCAGTGGTTTTAGAATAACATCGTTAAAAAATAATGGAGATAACGTAAAAACTTGGGATGACATTGCCCAAATTTATCCACAATTAAAAAATCAAAAATCGTTATTTGTTTCCGTACCATACAAAGAAGAGGAAGAAGCGGTAAAAGATGAAATAGGTCGAATTAATGAAATAATTGGTCATGAATATGAATTTAGAAGACAACCTAGAAATATAAAAGAGAGGTTCATTGAACGAGGTGGGGTTTTAACAAAACCAGAATCTTGGCAATCCATGGATGAAAATTTAAGAAATGTTTATATTATCCTACCTGGATTAAATAATAACAGTTTACTTGAACGTTTTTCTACAATGAATTTTGTCAAAGAAATAAAAAAGGTAGAACGAACATGGAAATATTTAGACAAACAAATTAAAAGATTTAATACAAGGGGAGTTTCGTACTTGGTTGATAAATTATTTGAAAATGAATTTACAAATATAAGAGTAAGTATCGATAACCCAAGTATTTTTTTATATAAAAGTAAAAGGGATGATAAAGTTGGGATATTTGATACAAGAACATTCGATTGGTTGGAATTAGGCGGAAAAACATATAGTAACAAATATGATGATATGATAAAATCTGGTGATGGTGATGTGTATTTTGAAGAATCAACGGGTAATGTTTATATTGTTGAACCATTTTGTCATGGTGGTAGGAATAATGATGAATCTGATGATTGTTTTTATGTTGTATATCCACAAGACAATCCAAAAGACGGTCACTTTATGTCAAATAAAAAGTTTATGGAACTTCAAAATATATTAGTTCCTGAAGAAGAGATGGCACAAAATAGAAGTGACAGTCCAAAAGACTATGCTGACATAAAAGAAAAATGGGGACTTTAGTCCCCATTTTACATTAATAAAGAATAATATTCTTTAAAGTGTTTTATACGGTCGGTTAAACCAATAGTTCCTCCGTTAACACATTTTGTAACCGCAGTAACCGACGCATCTGTCGCGTCTTTACATTTAGGTAAACAACGTTGAAAAAACCACGCTGCTGACAACAACGCGTATTTGGTTGACACTAAATCAGGGTTTGACACCAAATCTTCATTTATGGCTTTACCAAACGCAACGTAATTGTCTTTTCCTGTCAATTGAATATAACCGCGGCCTCTAAATTTAAAACCTTCTTTTGTCGATTCAAGACCATTACCCATTCTACCACCGTAAACACGAGATGCAATTGCTTCGGGTTTTCTTTGATATTGTTCCGCCAATTGGTCTGTTGGAAAATATTTTGCAAAGATTCCTCTTAAACCTTTAGCAGAATAATTTAAATTTTCTTGTGTAACTTTAAACCCACCTGATTCATGACCACATTGTGATAAAAAATGTGCGAGTTTTAATGGTGTATCTATTTTAAACTTTTCAGCGGTTTCAGGAATCATAGCAATAACATTATCGGGTATGTGTCCTTTTAATTTTTCCAATTTTAATCCACCAAGATTAGGGATTGGTGATGGTTCTGTTAGTACAGTTTTAATTTGTTGTTTTTCTTCACCAAACATTTTTGACCAAGTCCCATCACCAACGATACCATCGGCAGTTAATCCTTTAGAGGCTTGCCAATTTTTTACCGCCATTTCTGTTCCTGAACCAAATACACCATCAGGTTTTAATCCTAATTTTGATTGTAATTTTTTAACATCTTCACCGGTTGAACCTTTTTTCAATAACATTTTTTATATATTTTTAATATTTATTATTATACTATAAATACCATGAAAAAAATTATTTTAACAGAATCACAAATAAAAACATTAACTGATAAGTTAATCAATGAATCGTCTTATTTATCAACTAATGATGAATTCAATATTGAATGTGAGGTGAATTTAAACTATTACAATGCCACATATAAACAAGGAGAAATAAACCACATTATAACATCAAATATACAATTAACCCACAATATTGATATGGATGTCAGGAGTTATGGGATTAGAGATATTTCAATCTACAATTTAAAAGGACCATCTGAAATTGAATTAGAAATATATTACTATGGAGAAAATGATGAAAATTTGGAAGATGTAATTACAGTTCCCTTAAATTGGGAAAATGTTGAAATGCAAAAAGACGAAGATTTAGATTACATTGGAATTAGTAATGACATACAAATCGATATAGAAAATGATGAAAATGGTGATTTAGTTGTTACCGGTATTATTGTTAACTATAATTCGATTTAACATTTACATTTTATTATAGTTTATTATATTTATAATTGACCTTGTGGTTGAAGTCGAAGTGTCTTTTAGGGCATTTGAGTTGGAATTGATACCAACAAATTCGGGTTCAAATACAAAAAATATAAGGTAAAATGAATAAAAAAATTTCAATCAACAGTGGTCGTGCTGTGCCACAATCTTTTATTACCAAGGGTAAACAAAGATTAAAACAACACATAGACACCGTGTTTCTTAATAACGGTGATGAGTTCGAAATTGAACTTTTTAATCCAACACAAAATAAAGTTTTAGCCAAGATTAAACTGAACGATAAACACATCGGTAGTGGTATCATACTTCGTCCTGGTGAACGAGTTTTCCTCGAAAGGTACTTGGACGAGGCTAAGAAGTTTTTGTTTGAAACTTACGTTGTAAATGGAAATAATAAAGAAGTACTGAAGTCGATTGCAAAAAATGGAGAGGTTACTGTCGAATTTTATGACGAAGAAACCATAAATTATGGTTATTCTCCTTGGTGGTCCAATAACAATACTGTCACCAAATTAGATAATCTTTATAATAATACAAGTTTTACCAATGTAAATTTAGTTGGTACATTAAATACTAATTATTCATATGTAAATGATACTGTATTAAGTAATGTTAATCACACAAAATCTATAACAAATGAAATTAGAGAACTTGAAACAGGTAGAGTTGAGAAAGGGTCTGAATCAAACCAATCGTTTGTTTATGACAACAGTAATTTTAAAATTCATCCATATGTTATTAATCTTTGGAAAATTAAACCTAATAGTACCAAAATCTTTATTAGTGAGGATTTGGTCGTTTATTGCACAGAGTGTGGTGCAAAACGTAAAAAAGATAACCATAAGTTCTGTCCACACTGCGGAACAAAATACTAATAATAAACTAATCACAAGGTCATTAAAAGGGTTACAATTTGTAACCCTTTTTTATTGAAAATTTACTGGTATTGATTTAATATCAGAAATGGTAATGTTTTTTAAAGGTAAAGTTCCGTGTAACATAGGTTTAAACACACCTTGCATATGTAAAAATTGAAAGTAGTAAAATAAATATTTTGAATCAACTCTATCTTTATATTCATCTTTTACTTTAACACCAATATTTTCTTCATAAAATTCTTTTAATGGTTTTCCAACCGTATCTTCGGAACCTTTCCTTTGTAACCAAAAATCCGCATCCGGAAAATTAGTTTTAAAAATACAAATATCACCTATTTTCATATTTCATTTAATCTTTCACTTAAATATTCATTAAATTCATTACGATTTATATCGGGAGTCCACCTATTATCTAAACTAAATATTGGTTTATCACGATAATCTCCCAATATTTCATCAAAAACACACGCAGGGTCCTCATCACAATTTTCAAAATATTCATTAACTTCGACATCACCAAGACCCGTTTTATGAATCACATCTTTTAAATCGATTTTTATAGTGGCACCAGTATCGTCTAATTTTAACACTTCACCATATTCACTAAGAGCATTTTTTAATTCTTTAATTGCGTAGTTGTAATAACTAGAACTCGCCGCATCATTATAAGTATCACTTAATGCGTCTCTAATTTCATAATTATCATCATATTGTTCAATTAAATCTTTTAATGACATGTCAGGGTCGTATTCATTACCTGATTTTATTTTTATTAAATTTTCTATGGTTTCATAGTTTTCTTTATTTACTTCATATTCAAGAGCGGATTTCCATTCACCATAATCATTGTCGTAAATATCCCAAAAATCCCCCGATAACAATGTTTCAATAAAATATACTTTTTTGGTTCTACCATACTCATCTTTAGTTTGTCTAATTGCCCAATCACCTTCAACATAAAATCTCACTCTATCTGGTTCAATCTTCAATTCAAAAACCATTTTTGGTTCTTGGAAATCCTTTATAATTCCCATTTCAAATAGTTTTTTCTGTAGACTACGAGTATTGAATAATGCTGGTTTAACATTATATATTTGTCTTATTTCTTCTTCAGATAAATCGGTGATTTTAAAATCACTTGAACTATCGTATTCGGAACCGAACCCGTTAATATTTGTATTTAAAATTAAATCAACAATATATGGGTGAAGTTCTGATTTTGGTTTACTGTTTTTTGGTCCTTTTAATTGATAGATAATATTGTCATCTTTACCAACCGCGGCGGTGAGATGACTTTTATTAAGTGTGTAATTATCCTTTATTTTTTTGGTTTCTCTAAGTGAATATACCGTATTGTTCAAACCGGTTCTTCCGCAATGACCCATTCTGTTGCACTCCTCTCTAGAATCATTGGTTTTTAAATTTGTCCAATAAAACCCAATACCATCTGAATCTCGATAATCCCTTAATATTTCATTGTTTTCAACATAATTTATATCTCCCTCTCCTGATGTTAATTCATTGTGCCATTTTCTTGATTCACTATAAAGTTCATTAAAATTTAGATTTTTATATTGAGAAACGTCACCATTTAATCCAATACGAATCCAATCCATAATTGAAATAATATTACTTCTCATTCCATTTACACCACTTGACCTATTTATCGCATCCACACCCATTTCTTTTCGATAATTTGCATCTGTTCTGAATAATTCTCTTAGTCTTTTTTCTTCTTCCTCTGGAAGACTACTCATAAAACGTTCAAAATTAATTTCAGCGAACACATTGATTAGTTTATTACCCAAAAAAATTGATAAATTACCGGCCAGTCGTGTTAAAAGGTCAGCATTATCTTCACTAAAACCTAATTTTTTAATTAGGATGTCTTTTTTGCTGGCTTCTAATATTAATTCTTCAATTAATAATAATGTTTTCATAAAAATCTTTTAAATTTCATAACCGATTCAAAAAGTTTGTATCTTGTTAAATATTGTGGAAGATTTTCAATTCTAACCAAACCATCGTTTTTTTCGTTTGTCTTTTTATTTAAGTGGTTTACAAATACTGATTCTTTTTCACAATCAACCTCTTTATTTGGTATTTCAATTTTAAATTCATCATTTTCAAAAGTTGTGGACCCTTTCATTAATTTATTAATAATATTATTTAAATCCATTCTTAATTTAATACATTTTTGTGAAAATTCATCTTCAGATAAGTATTTGAAAAAAACGTCAATATCAAACTCAATATCATTATAAGATGGGAGTGTTCTTTCCCAATCATAAAACTCATCACCGTAATCTGTAGGTATGTCGTAGTAATAAATAAAGTTATCAAAAAAATCTGTTATATTTTCAATTTTTGTTATATTGTTTTCTATTATGTATTTTAAAAAATATCCAATATTCACTTTTAATGTTGAATAATATCCCGCATCAAAAATAATATACCTTTCAATTTTTTCTATCTCCTCTTGCATTCTTCCTTCGAAATTTGGGGCGTTTAAATCGCAATATTTATCGATATATTTCTCCCTAATTTTTTCATTATTAACAAAATTATCGAATAATAAATCGTAAAATCTTTCATAAGTATTTGTACCAAATTTTTGATATATATCATTTTTGTTTTCATTATAGTATTCTTCAAATAATGGTTTTAAATAATTCTCACCCAAATCTTCATTATCGATATCACTAAAATCATTATAAACAAAATCATAGGATTCACGTTTCTCCGCTCTATATTGTGATAAGATATTATCAACACTATCCAAATCACCATTTAATCTTTTATACGGAAATAGAATTCTCCCCCCTTTAATTTCATCCACTTTTTGAATACCATTGGTTTCGGATTGAATAAGTTCTTGAATTTTTTCATAATTTTTCGTTTGGATTGCAACCACCAATTCATTGGCACTTTCAGATGAAATTTTTGACATTAAAGTTTCAATGTCTTTATCGTTTAACACATACATTCGAGCAATCTCTTCTGAAATTTCTTTAATATCAACACTTTCTTTTAATAAACTTGGGAAAAAGAAATATTTTATTTCAGGGCCATTAGCAAATAACCAATTAACATTTATTTGTTTATCGTTCACATCCATAAATTGGTCGGTTGGAAAATGAAATTGATATTTTTCATTTAAATCCGAATTATTAATGATGATATACAGGGGGCCTGATTGATTGTATTGTCTAAATCTATTTGTTCTACCTCTAAAATTAGGATTTAATGATAAGGGTCCCCATGTTGTGCACCATTGAGTATTCACACCCAAATAACAAGCGGCTTTTTCTGTTTTGGGTATAAGTATTGTCCATTCATTTCCTTCAAAAACTTTTTCATATTCATTTGGTGATAATGAACGAATAATTGTGGACAAATCCACCGTATTTTTAACATAATGTTTTGATATATATGGAAAAATATCAGCAATTGTTTGAATATTTTTTATATCCAATGAAACTTTATGTTTATATACGTATGTCAGATATTCGGTTGCTTTTGGCAGGTCCTCCATTTTCATATTTCCATTTCTAAAAATATTTAAAAGGATTTTTGAATAAGGACCGATTTTATCGATTCTATCTCCTGATAATTTTGACGCGGGGTCTGATGACACAATTTTTTTAAACGTATCAAATGGGATATCGTTATAGTATTTGTTATAAATTTCCTCCGGTGTTGCCTCCAATAACAACGTTTCCAACACATTAATTAGTTTCATATTTATATAAATATCCGATATTTATGTAATATGGACAATATTATAAGAAAGATATTAAGAGAATATGTTGAAAATTCTTCAGTTGACGAAGCTCAACATATATTCACGAATGAACATGCAAAAAATAGATTATATAGTCGATTACTTAATGGTAAATTTCATTTAGAAAAAGTTGTAAATGCTGGTGACCCCAAGGCATTAAATGTTTCCCGACCATACACAAAAATGGTTGGAGAATACGTTTTACCTGAAGATGTAATGGATAGTATTAAGAATAAAATAGATGAATTATATAAATTTGATTTCCCAAAAGACAAGAAATATTTGGTTGTTTTAAAAAAATTAAATATTAATATTGATGACCCAAATATAAAATGGTCAAGTGAGGAAATAAAAAATGAGACAAGTGATGAATCATTGAACAAAAAAATAATGGGTTTTTACATAAGACCAATTACAGAAAAAGATGATGATAAATTTCATGGTAACATTATATGTGTTAGGATTGATAATGATATTATAGAAACAATCATGTGGGTGAGAGAATACCAAATTAAAAATAAAACAAAAGAGGAGTTCGGTGGATTTGATGAAATATTAACAATGGATAATGATGTAAAAAATATTAATGATTATTATACCTATGTTGATGATGTGAATTCACAAAGAAAAAAAGAAGAAAATCCAACTCCTCAAAATTACAGATTCGATTCGGATGTTAGTCGACAACTTAATGTTATTCGAATGGATGCCAAAAGAAAAAAGGAAGAAAAGGAAAAATTAAAACAGGAAAAAGAAAAGTTTAATCAAGAAAAAGAAGATATATTAAAAGGTGGTAGATTTGAGTATTCTCTTAGTAGACAATCACTCAGAGAACTTAAAAATATGTTTAAAAGAGATTCGATTCAGTATTATGATGGTGATGAATTTGATTCAATGGATTCTTTTGCGTTTTATCCTGATGAATATGATAAACTAATGGATATTCTTTCCGTTAAAAACCTTAATATAACTTATATCGACCCCAAAGGAAGAAAAAGGACAATAACATCTCCAAGATATGAAAAATACAAAGTTGGTTTATTTGGAATGGGCCACATTCCCGGTATTTTTTCAGAAAAATCAAATTTTATGACTCCCTATCAAAAAGAATTAACCAATATTATTAATGACCCAAAATTAAAAGAAAGGGATGGTAAAATTTATAATTATGGATTAAGAAGTATAAATGATTCAAAACAAGAAAACCAATATTTGTTTGATTTTATTAGAGATAACTATATATCAAGCATTCTTGAGCAATAGTTCACCCAATACCTCAATTTTTCCAACCAATTTCTGAAACTCAACTTGACTAATATTCATCTCCTTTTTTGTTGATGAATTAAGTTTTTCCAAGAGTTCTTTGTATTCTTTTTTTGCATCTTCCATATTTAATTTACCTTCTGATGCTTTTTTGTAGTATGGAAGTTTAACAACAAAATGGTGATAAGTTAACATGGAAAACCCACCTTTTTCTTTTGCGTTATCTGATATTTTTTTTGCTCCACCCATTCTGGTTTCCGCAAATTCTTCAAACTTCTCCAATTTTGATTCCGTAATCCCTTTTACTTCCTTATCGTATTCTTTGAATCTATCGGGATTTGACATCATTGCATTTTTCGGAAATAATCTTTTTTTTCTGGTGTTCGCAAAGGTTCTAGCTCTTTCTTCGATTTCTTTATCGATTAAGTTTTTTAATTGTGATTCCGTAAAAATGTATCTCATATGGTATCTCCAAGATTTTTAATTATTGGATTTTTCATGAATTTATTAAATGTTTTTCTCAATTGAATTTGTCCCTCATTTAAATTTAAACCAAAATCGGTATTTTCAAATGTTTCTTCTGTACCATACTCTTCCATATCACCTTCCATACCTTTTGGGTGGTTCATTTTATGAATATCTTCTGGGTCAACAAATTTTCCACCAACAACATCAACATTTAATTTGTTATCAGAATCTTCTCCTGATTTCAATCTATCATACATATCACCAGCGGCTTGCAAATCTTCAAAATCGATTTCATCCGCTTCTGGATTTAAATTCATTTCGTTTAATGACCTTCTTTTAATTAGGTTTTTCAATTGTGTTTCAGTTATTATGATTTTTTTCATTTTGTTGTTTTTTATATATAAATATCAGAAAATTCAACCGGCGCCCGAGGTTCAAAAATTAAAACCAAATCCAATGGATAGATTGGGAACAGAGATAATTGATAGACTTAGATTTCCATTTAATATGTCTTTATTGTATAAAACCCCAATGGAAATTTGTGGGGTTGTTATGGACTTGCCCATTATATTATAATACCCATCATTCCCCAAAATATAATATTCGTCAAAATATTGTGGATATTCTCTATAATTCACAATTCCAAATCCCAAATATGGGACAAAGTCATTTATTTCTTTTCCGTATCCAACGGTAAATTCATAAAATGTCCGGTCGGTTTTAATATATCTATCGTTCCATCTTTTAACGTCATAGATTGAGATGTTTTCATAGACATAAAAACTGGTTAATGGAAATTTAAAGGTTGAAATAAATCTATTTTCATTTCCAACGGAATAATAAAACCCCATTCCGGTTTCATAATTTTTATTTATTGGGAAAGTTATTCCAAGAGTATTTTCAAATGATTTTGATGGTGATTTTTGTCTATTTAATGAATAATTTCCACCATAGTTATAATAGTTATTTATTTGTGGTGGGTTTATATCATATCTCCATGGAGAATAAATGTATGGTGAATTCCATCTATTATAGATAATTGGAGGGTTGTACTGGTGTCTTATTGGTGGTCTATATCGATAATCATATCTATTGTTTTGTGTCCCAGTTGAACCATTTCTTTTTGCAATTTTTTCATTTATTTCGGAATTTTGTCCAAAAAGAAATAATGGAAATAATAAAAACAAAAAAATGGATTTTATTTTAAAAAATTGTTTCATATACATTAAATATTTATCTTATATGAAAATTGTTGGAAGAATACCGAAAAAACTAAAATTCATGACCATATTAAATGAATTGCATGAACAAGAAATGTCTTTGGAAGAAGTTTCATGGATGAAAGATGTTAACGAAAAAATAAGGGAAGGAGAGATACCTTTAACACCAACAATTGTTAAGAAAATTTTGGGTGAACCAAAAATAATTGAAACATTTCATGTTACGGACGAAATACATCTTGATGATTTTAAAAAAATATTGGGAAAAAGAAACCCAATTTCAACACTTACCTATTTTTCGGAAGAGAGAATAAAAGATGCCTATGGTATTAAAACATTTGGTGGAATTATTTTTAAGGTTAAAGGAATTTTGGATTTTGCATCCAATTACGATATCATGTCAACCGTTGACCCTTCGTTAAATAGAAGATGGATAAGGTCAGATTTGTTGTCACAAAGTTTATCTGTTGAATATAATAACACCAATAGAAGGATTGGGTATCCGAGTTCAACAAATGATTATAAAAAATATTTTGAAAATTTATATAGACTTATTGACAAATATAAAGAAACAATACAAGAAAAATTAATTGATTTAATATTTGTATATGGTGTGCATGAAGAATGGAATGAGTTACTCGTAAGAAATATACAGGTACAAAGTGTGGCATGGTTTCCACATAGAGTAATGGATAAAGATTCAACACTTCAAAATTTAAAATCAATCACCCCAAATATTTTTACCTTCAACGATGAAAATGAAATGTTGGAATGGTTTATAAAGAATGGTGGTCATATCGAAACCACAAAATTTAAAGATGAATGGTCAAAAAATTATGACATTAAATCATTGGAAAAAAACAAGAATTATATCATATATAAAATATTAACCGATAAAAATTATTTGATAAATAACATTGATAATAAAGATTTCATAAATACATTAATTACGTTTGACACCCCCGATTTTAGGGTAATTTTTTCCAAATTAAAAAATAAAAATGAAATTTTTAATATTATTAAAATATTTTTATCAATGGATAAATTTATCGCCAACTACGGATTTAATGTTCGAGATATGATAGATTTGTTCTTGACACAATTTACTGATAACGATGAAAAATTTAATTGGTTTGTTAATAAAATATTCTCATTGCCAAATGTTTATATTAGTTCTTGGGCCGTTGGAAAATTAATTGAAATCTCTGGTGATAATAGTGAAAAAATGATAGATAAAATGTTATCATCAAAAAGTTTTTTGCAAAATCTTAGAGAACCATCTTCCGTAAGAATGTTATACCATTATTCGGATGACAAAAAAAAGGTAATGAATATTATATCAAATAACTCCACCACGTTTGATGAAGAATGGTGGAAAAATGATAGATTTCTTAACAGGGATATAAAATATAATTTTCTTTAATAAAGAATCTGATTGTATTTTTTAAAAATTGTTTGACCTCGAAACCATCGATTGTTTAATTGTGGTGTTGAAAATTCAATAATATCCACAATGGTTAATAAATCATCATTGTCCAAATTCTCCAAATGGGGATTATCAAAATATTTGTATCTGGTTTTTTCCAAATCAAATAAAATTGTTTTATATGAATTATAAAATAATTTTAATTCATTTAATAACTTTTCAATATGCAATAAATGTGGTGATAATCGTTTATCATTAAATGATTCATCCACCTCTTTTAAATAAGCATATAAAATATACTCCTTATGTTCAAAATCTATTGGTGATTGAAAATACCAATTAATTGGTAATAACTCCATAATGAACCTCCCATATGGATTTAAAATGATTATTTTCTTTTTCTTCCCCTAAGAACCTTGTTCCAATTCTTACTGTTCACATCGTTCTCATTAATGATGTTATTGATAACATTTTTTAATTGAGTCTCCGTTATTTTAACCACTTTCTTATTTTCCCTTAATGGGGTCGAAGCGTTTACACCCTGCACTCTTCTTAATGTTCCTTGATTTGGATTTACTTTTGGCATTGCATAACTCGGTAAATTTGCAACATCTTGTGTGTTGTCTATGGCCGGTTTTGATTGTGCCATTGGCGCGGTTTTTCTTGTTAATTTAACAAACTGTTCCGCTCTTGCACCAGGAGAATTATATTGTGTATTTGTCCCAACAACACCTTTTGCAATAAAGTTAATATTTGTCATACCACTTTCCTTAAGTGCTTTTATCATGTTATTGGCCCTTCTTAATGCCAATGCGTTGTTGTCATATCCTTGTGCACTTCCAACCGCAGATGCTCCACCCAATACATCCACCGTTGTTTGTGGTGTAAGACTTTTAACAGCGGTTAATGCTGTCTGAAATTCTTTGCTGTTTTTATTTATTGTCGATTTTCCTGTGTCAAATAAATTTGAACCCAATGTCATGGTTTGACCTGGTTTCCATACCAACTGAGACGGTTGTCTTCCGTGTTGGTCGTTGTATGATTGAATATCTTTTCTCGCATCAGAACCAACCGGTTTATACCCGCCCGTATCCAATGGTTTGTTTGCATTTTTTAAAAAATCCAAGTTTGGTTTGGTTAAATCTTGCAAAGATTTATTTGTGGGTAAATCTGAAATTCTTTGTTCAGATATTGTTTTACTAATTAATTTAATAAGTTCAGATTCGGTAACTTTAATTTTTCTCATGTATATAAATAGTTTTAAACTTTAAAAATATCAAATTATTTTTTCAATATTTTGGATAACATTTTTATTCCAAACACAACCCGAAGCAACATCCCAACCATAATACCAATCTAACTCCCTTCTCGCTGGCCACATATATGGTGATATTTCAATTCCACCATATGAATTTGAAACTTTTTTCCAATTAATTTGGGTAAATACATGGGTTTTCACACCAAATTCTTTATTAAAAGAATACAGTTTTTCCAAAGTATCAATCATTAACATATTTGATTCATTTAAATCTATCTTAAATATGTTATCGTATTCCCAATCGGGCATTTCACTTCGAACCCAATCAATCCAAGAAACACCAATTCCATACCATAAACCTTTTGGTTTATAACCTATCTCTTGATTATTAAATTCCCTAAAATTGATTGTAGTATCTTCTGTCATAATCAATCTTGATTCGGAATATTTGTCCAAAATCAATTGATAACCTTCTTCAGATACTTCGTTAATATCAGAATTAACGGATTTCATTATTGATTTAATTCTATTTATATTTTCTTGTAGGTTCATTCATCGACATGTTTATGTTTATCAATTTTTTCCAAAATTTCATTTAACAATCCCGATTTTATGTAACCTGAAAGTGATGCATTTTTCATGGCGCTTATTAATTGGAAAACCATAAATGGAACAATAATAACTTCACTTAACCATGATGTTCCCATAAAACCCTTTTCAATCATTAATACCACAGTTAATATTAACAACCAAACAAAAGTGTTTTTTAATATACTTAACGCCTTATGTGTCTTAAAACCTTCCCTCTTTGTTCCAGCAATTATTCCAAAAATCCCATCTAAAAACATTACACCAATAACCGCCAAATATTGGTCGGAATTGTTCATGTATAAATTAAAAAAATAAGAACAAATAAAAGCCAAAAGTGCGGTAAATGATGTTGTTAAAAAAACAAAAGGGTCCGTTAATGAATTCAATTTCATAATGGTTGATTTTCCATTCGATTAAAGAAATCCATAAATGTTTTTTTCGATTCATTTATCATTGGATTATCTTGATTTTCTGGTTCATTTTGTTGTACCTCTTGATTCATTGCATCGGTCATTGATTTGGTAAGAGATGTATACACATCTTCACCATATCTACCCATAATATCATTTTCATCACGAAGGTCAATGAATTGTCCTCCCACCATGAACCCAAGAACATTTTTAAGATTAATTGACCTCCATGCTCCTTTTGATGCCATTGCTTTCATTTCGTCGGCGTTCATCTCAGGATTTTCATTTCTTAACCTCTTGAGTTCCTTTTTATATGAATTAACATCCACAACCTTTTTAAGGTCATGATTCATTTCCACATTCATTTGAGCGTCGGTCTTTTCTCTATCACTTGGAACATATGAACTTAGATTTTTTCTAATCAACATGTGTCTTACCGTTCCGTCCTTTTTAACAAACGCAACACTCACCATCTTGTTTTTATCGATTGAATCTCTTAATCTTTGAAGGTCATCCCTTTCATTAAACCCCTCGTAATCCAAATCATCCTCTTCTAATTGACCTTCATTTAATGGTTTTCTGTAACCGTGTGTTTTGTGTTGTTCGAGAATCTGAATTTTCTCTTCGTCGGTTAAACTAAAGTTCTTATACATTGATTTGATTTTTAATATATAAATATCTTATATGTTTAATAATTTAGATTGACGATTAAAAAAAAATTCTTTAATTAAAAATCAGAATCAGGGTCATCATAGTCAATATCTGACTCTTTTTCTTGAATCTCATCATTAAAATTATCATACATAAATTCTTCTCCTGACATTCCATTACTCAATTGAACCTTAAGGAAATTTGTAATATCCTTATCTTTGTATAGAACAGTATTACCACTTCCCTCAATAAATTTGGAATATGTTAATCTTGTGATATCGAATTTATATTCCGCAAAATCCCATGAAGGAGGATAACCCGGGTCACCCCCTGGAAGATACATAACACCGGAACTGTAACTAGACCTACTGGTGTAATTAATATCAAATTCATATGTTAAAGTCTCATCCCCCTCTTCGTCCTCAATCATAAACTCCCCATCGAAAGCACTAACAGAATAATCATAAAGTTCGGGATTTTGAATAAACTTATTAAGAACTTTGGTAATACCCTGCCTAACCTCCAATGAAATCTCGGGTTCAATTGGGTTATCAAATGAACCCTCATTAATGGTGTTCATCATTTGTTTTATACGTTGAATGTTTTCGTTTAAATTTTTCATAATGTTAAATAATATACATAAATATTTTAATAAATAAAAAACCCCACCATTTTGGGGTGGGGTTTGGTGTCTTAACCGAACCCACTCTCCGCTCTTCTATTTCGTTCGTCACTATAATGAATTTCATTTTCCCTATTGACTTCTTTAACGGCATCGTTAAATGACAAAAAAGAATCTTTGTGACTTAAAATAAATTTTAACGCATCCTCATATCCAAATGTTTGTGATGTTCCTTTTTCATCGTTATCCTTATACGTATGGATTTCTATTTCCTCATCATTTATGAAATAAATATTAAAATCCATGTGACCCTTGCATCTAATAAAATATTCATTACCGTCAAATGTTTCCAACAAAATATCGTTTTTTTCTAAATCATTTTCCATTGATTTTTTAATATTAAAGTCTTCTTTATCATATCTAGGTTGTTCATCATAATCCGGTTCCGATGGTTCACTATAATCTCTATATTGTGAATGGGTCATCATTGGTTCACCATCATCGTTAAAAGGTTGTTCATTCATTAATTTTTTCATCATATTTTTTATTTGATGAATCTCTTCCTTTAATGTTTGTTTTTTCATGATATTTTTTTAAATAAATATATTCTAAATAAAAAAAACGGCATTTACTATTTTTTTAAAAATTTACCGGAAATTCTAGAAAGGGTTTTTGGTCTTTTTTCAAATTTTTAGATTTTTTCCCAAAATTTTTTTTTCAGAAATAGGGGTTACTTTTAAGTTTTCAGATTTTTTCTGGAAAATTTCCAGAACGGATTTTCAATAAAAAGTCAATTTTTCAGATTTTTTCCGGAAAAATTTCTGTTAAGGTATTGTCCCCCTTTTTATTCTCCTTTTTTTTTCGTATACTTTTTAAAAAAAGAAGAAATGATAGGAAAAAACAATCAAAAGAAATTAAAAGAAAAGAGACGATTTATCCTAAGTAGATTGGTCGAATTGGGCCACCTACCACCAAATAAAGAAGAATACACTTCAGAACAACAAGTTATATATGACAACATAGTCAATTTAGATTTTAGTTATTGGGAAGAGGTAAAAAATAAATATGGATGGGGCGTTAGAGAAAGGCTATCTCCCGACGAAATTTATTTTAGAGAAAAAAGAGCGCGGGTTAGAAATTATCTTAGGGAAAATAATATTCTACCACTATATGGTCAACCACTCAATGACGAGCAACAAAAAATAATTGATGAAATTGAAAAAAACGATTTTACTTATTTCGAGAAATTAAAAATAGAAAAACGACAAATTCTTAAAGAGAATACACCTTTACCTAAAAACAATGATGAAGTAAAATCTCCTAAGGTTATTAATGAAAAACCCAAAAAATTAAGTGATTTGCCCGGTTATACCGCAACATCCCTACCCAAAAATGTTTTCCATAGACTCAGAATGTGCCAAATTTTACCACCATTAGGTGATGAGTTAAATGAAACCCAACAAATGATTGTGGATGACGTTAATAAAAATTGGTTGGGTAAAACAAAAAATCATTATGTTATTAAGTACGTTGAACACAGTACCCCTGAGGGTAGGTTGTTATATAGACTTTATAAATCTCATTTGGATTTTGGTTTTAATTTTAACCTCACAATTAATGACATCGTGATTCCCGAAAAATGTCCATTATTGGAAGTACCTTTATCTACCGACCCGAAAGATTTTAATAAACCAAATTATTATACATGTGATAGAATCGATTCATCTAAAGGTCTTGTAAAAGGTAATATTCAGGTTATTTCATTAAGAGCAAACAAGATGAAAAATAAGGCAACAGAAAACGAACTTTTAATATTTGCCACAAATGGTTTAAAAATTTTAAATTCTATTGAAAATGCGTTATAAGTACAATGAATATAAAAAAACTTGGTCACAAGCCAACAAATCAATAATCAATTTAAATAAAAAAAGAAGTGAATTAAAAACTAATTTGATTGATGTTGGGATTTTACCTAAAACCTACCCATACACAAAAAACCAAGAAGAATTAATGGATAAATTAAAATCGAATGATTTTGATGATATATTATCCCTTTTAAAAGAAAAAAATAAAGAGGTAAGAAAAAACAAATCCATAGAACGGAAAAAAATTATAAAAATTAAGAAGCAGACTGAAAAGGTTGACAAAAACAAAAGAAAAATTGAGGTTAGATTAAATAAAATGGTGGACGCTGGTATATTACCAAAGGACTACCATAATTTAGAAACTGAACAACACAAAGTAATATATGATTTGGCGGTAAATCATTTGACCCTACCACCACAAAAAATTATTTGGGAGTATATTAACGACGCAAACTTACTGACAAAACAAAAATATGTACACACTAAATTAAAGACAAAAGTATCTAGAGATTATTATAAGAAAAAAGGTAAATTCATGGACATTAAACCTGAAGATATCATTATAAATGAATATTGTCCATTTTTAGGTATTAAAATTGATTATAATACCCACTCAAAAGAGTTTTTTAATAATGACTCACAAAGTGTCGATAGAATAGAAAATAGTAAGGGTTACGTAAAAAATAACGTATGGGTAATTTCACGATTGGCAAATCTTATGAAAAACGACGCAACAACTGAACAACTTAAAACTTTTTGTAAAAATATAATTTTAATGTATGCAAAATAAACCGATACCCGATTTTGAAAACGACTATTGTTTAACCGACGATGGTATGGTAGTGGATTTACAAACAGGTAAATTTAAAAAATATTACTTTAGAGGTAACGATACAAAACCTAGAGTGGATTTATATAAAAATGGTAGACTCGAAATTTCCATGTATGTTGAAGATTTGATATGTGAAACTTTATTTGGTAAGATTGCTAAAGGATATTATAAGTTAAAATTCAGGGACGGGGATGAAACTAATCTATCATTAAGTAATATTGAGATTTACGCGAACGACTCTTATGAAACAAAAATCCAAATTAAGAAACCAAAAAAAATATACCATCTCACAATTGACGGTTCCGTGGTAATTAACCAAAATGAAATTGATGAGGTGATTGAGTTAAACACTAAGAACTCATTAGAAAGAGAAAAAATGAGGAGAGAACGTACCAAAAAAAGACCACTTTCCTAATTTTTGAAAATTTTTTCGGAAATTTTTTTTTCGTTTTTGACCATAAAGTCGAATTTTGGAAAAATTTCCGAAAAAATTTCGGCTAGACTATTGTCCCCCCTATTTAGACCCCCAAAAAACATATTAACGAGGGGGGATACGGGAGGGGGGAGGGGTACACCCCTATGGTAGGGGGTAGGTACGGGGAGTTACTCTTCAGGGGACCTGGTAATGTATTTGTCTGGATACGTTTCCAATGGTAACACAAATTCCAGACAAAAATTTTGCTGTCCCAGGGATGTCAAGTTGTTCGTGAAAAATTATTTTTCACCGATGGTTGTGGGTATGAAATTTGTTTGTATATTTGTGTGTTGTTTCATAGTTTAAAGGTGGAACCCTCACCAAGGATTATCAATCCTTCGGTGGGGGTTTTTAATTTTATATCGGATTGGGAAGGGAATCCAGACAGATTTTGAAAAGTCCCGTGGATATCTATTCCTTTGATTGTTAATAACTTGTGGATAAATTATTCGTTGTCTATTTGTTTTTTTATTATATTTGTGTCTTCAATTTTCACTCTTAAACCTTTTACCTTATGTTCACCAAAGAAGAAATCCAAAACAACCTTCGTTCCAACCCGAAGTGGATTCATCGTTCTCTTGTTGTCCTATATGAACGACAGACCTCCGATGAACAACAGACAGGTCAGACCTCCGTTTACAACAATAGGGGGTTCAATTCCTCCGATAGTCGGTATCTAACCTATTGTTCAAAGTGGGTACTATCGGGTCGTACACTCAACGAGAAACACCTCCAAAAGTGTGGTAGTCGTTTACCAAAGTATTGGAAACAAATCCAAGACCTCATCAAAGAAAAGGGTAACTAAACCCTTTTCTTGTATTATGAAACCCTCACCGAAAGGTGGGGGTTTTTTTGTTTTATCAAATTCTGATAGTCTGAAGACTCAAGGGGAAATTTTGTCTGGAAAAGGTGTATGACACTTATCTTGTGTTATGGAAATCCAGACAAATATTTTACGGTGCCTAAGATGTCAAGTTCTTGAAGAATTATTTTTCACCGATGGTTGTGGGTATGAAATTTGTTTGTATATTTGTGTGAAGCATTTTTTCATGATTTTAGTTTTGACCCTCACCGAAAGGTGGGGGTTTTTATTTTTATCTTGGATTGGAGGAAATCCAGACAAATTTCCAACGACACGGGATGGAGAGGTTTCGGAATGTGGATTACTTATTTATGTAAAAGGTTGTGTATTATGGATTTATGTGTATATTTGTATCGTTAAAACCTTTATTATGAAAAACATTTTTTGGATATTGGTTGTGGTGTTAATTTGGGTGTTATTAATGTTATTCCCTATGTTCTATGAATACAATAGGGAAAAAGTCCATCCAATGGTCGGATATTTTTGTCTTATTTTTCTTTGTCTTGGATTGTTCTTTGGGTTAAGTAAGATAAAAGATTAAGTAACACAACACAAATGACCCTCACCGAAAGGTGGGGGTTTTTTGTTTTATCAAAATCTGATAGTCCGGAGTCTCTGGTTG